GATTTTTTTAAAGAATTTGGTATATTCTCAAAATATTTTTTTATAAATAATTTCATTTTGGATTTTTGTACCTTCACAGAAAAATTGAATTCATTACAAAAAAAATAATATATATAATGAATTAATTACGTAATGAACTACGATTTATACAAACTACGCGGAAAAATGGGAAGCATGGATCAGATTGACATTTCGAATTTATCGCGAAATCCACATCCGGTGGCAATAGAATTACTTGGAAAATATATAGACGAAATCGTTTGGTGGTGGATTTTAATCAATCCCTGTCCCGACGCGATTAAGATGATTCAAGAAAATCCACAACACATCCTTTGGTTTCGGTTGGCGGCCAATCCAAATCCTGAAGCGATTGAGATGCTTAACGAACATTTTAATGATGATATTGGTTGTTTTTGTTACCAAACTTGGTATTGGTTGTCTGAAAATCCATGTCCTCAGGTGATGGAAATTCTAAGAGAAAATAAAGAAAAGATTAATTGGCGACAATTATCCGAAAATTCGTGCGACGAGGCAATAGACCTACTTAAAGACAACGAAGATAAGATTGATTTCTATAGATTATCAGCAAATACAAATCCGGAGGCGATTCAAATGCTGAATGAAAAATATTTCGACAAGATATGTTGGGGGTATTTGTCTGAAAATCCGTGTGATGCGGCAATAAAGATATTGAAAGAAAACGAAGATAAAATTGACTATTGTATGTTATCTTCCAATACAAATCCGGAGGCGATCAAGCTGCTAAAAGAAAAATATTTTGATAAGATTCATTGGTATAGATTATCTGGAAATCCATGTGAAGAGGCAATAGAATTGCTTATACAACATCCAGATAAAGTTTGTATGGAATGGTTGTCGTCAAATCCCAATATATTTGAGAGAGATTACATAAAAATGTCGGAAAAGAGAACCATGATTCTATTAGAAGATCTTATGAAGAATACGCTGCATCCAAGACGTATTATACGGTTTCTCGAATTAGGCGGAGACATGGATGATTATTTGATAAATTAAGGCAGCTAAATCCTTTTTCATTTAAGCAGCTTATAAAAAAAAACGGATATCGGAAACATTTTTTTCCCGTTCTCGCTCGCCGTGAAGTACTCATCTATAATTCGGTTGATTTGTTTGCCGTTTATTTTCAACCAAACGAAGTAAGCAATCACGGAGAAAACCATCACGTATATATCGTCCTGTTTTATATCAATTGTATAGTACAAAAGAAAGTAAATAGGGATGCCCTTTGTCACTAGAGTTGCAAAGACAAACGAAAGTATATATGCGAATGATTTACTATAGAATATCATGATTGATAATTGGACAACTGCTATACTGATCCCCATGAAAAAAAGGTACAGTGGATTGTATGGCACAATCCCCGAGATGTAAAGAAAAAACCACAGGAATATCCAGTGTGAAAAAACAAGGTCTGGCCTATTCGGAGTGATTTCCATTTTTCTTTTCCTATTATACATATACGAAATACTTATTTGTCAAACCATTTAAACAGTAAATCACACTATACTGTAGAATGTGGTCGGGTCTTCTTGTTTCCATTTGTCTGTGTTGTCTCCACCCAACTAACGCACTTCAGGTTCCTAGACGAAAGGGAAACATACTATGTTCGTTCGAAGAACCTGTTTTTAAGAAAAAAGATTTGTATAATCCAAGAAGTCTCAAACAAAAACAGTACGTGGATGCGTTGAATAATAAAGACAAACCGATCATCATTGCCACTGGACCCGCAGGAACAGGAAAGACTCTTTTCCCTTGCTTGCAAAGCATCGATATGTTGATGTTAGGACAAATCTCAAAGATTGTCTTAACGAGACCTCTGGTAACCGTGGAGGAAGACCTCGGTTTTTTGCCGGGAAATATTGACGAGAAAATGTCGCCTTGGACCAGACCGATTTTCGATGTATTTTTGGAGACCTTTACCAAATCTGAACTGGATAAACTGCTCCGAGATCATACCATCGAAATCGCACCATTGGGATTTATGCGGGGAAGAACTTTTAAGGATGCGGTGATTATTGCGGACGAAATGCAAAACTGCACGCCTTTACAGATGCAAACGCTGGTCACCCGACTTGGAAGAGGAAGCCGATTGTTTATCACCGGAGATTTGAACCAGTCGGATAGAAGAGAATGTAATGGATTGCATGATATCGTACATAAAATGTCCGTGTATTACGAAAAGAATCCGACCATACATAAATTGGTGGAGCTCATTGCACTCGATCCAAATGATGTTCAGCGAAGTAAAGTGGTTAAACAGATGATTGATATGTATGCATACGATAAATACCCTCTCTTGGATGAAGATCTTCTTACGTATTTACAGAACAACGGATGCTAAAACAGATCATTTTATGTGTTGTTCTAAAGAATAAAACATAAAAGTATAAACCGACTACTCATCTTTATTAAGTTTTGCGGTCTATATAATTGTCTACATATCTATCATCCTTCAAGCAACCAGATAAAGCGCCTTTTTCTTGTAATTTATTAATTTGTTTATTGGTATAATTAATATCGAAATCGTTAACAATGTCTTTATAAAATCCAGAGATGTCTTTATATGATCTAGTCCCTTGATTTTTTTTTTTACAACCTTTATTACAAAATACTTTTTTACAAACTTTTAACGAAAACTTTTTCTGCTTAGGTGTTCGTTCTAAATAAACTTCATTTTCATCTCTAGCAATTTTTCGCCAAATAAGTTCTTTATTAGGTACAAAATCATTTTTACAAAAATCTACACATTTCGTCTTTATTCCTCCGCCTCTTTTTTTCTTTTCATGTCGTTGCTTTAATTTACGAGTATATTTTTTCATTATAAACTATACTCGTAAAATAATTTTTGAAAGAGGCGTTGGGCCGCCTACCGCCCTTTTATTGCAGAAACAAAAAAGCTACAGCCCGCGAACCGGCTTTTTAAAAAGGGCTTCTTCATCCTTTGAGAAAAGAACGAAACGCCAAATACAATATAGGTATAGCGGCGAAGACCCAAGCAACATTTTCTTCGTACCCACATGCATAATTGATCACGAAGGACCAACCAATAGAACACATTAAAATGAAAAAGAATACCATGCTTCGTGATGTTAAAGATAAATTCTTTTTAGATTTTTTGAAAAACGCTACATATATTACATCGACAAATATCAAGATTAAAAAATACTGGGCAGGAAGACATAACGTCGCAAACGGATTCGCTAAATCCATTTTATTATACATTTGGACGATACATTATTTTTGTTCATAAAAAGCTCCTTCTGGTCCACACATGTTTGCATACCTTCTTGCGATCGAACAATAGGTTAGATCCGCTTTGGATTTGACTCCATCTACTAAATAATCCATATTATCTCCTTCATGATCTTTTGGAAACAAAGCGCATTTGCCGAATTTATTCATGGTCATAAAGTCTTTTATAAAAAACTTGCAATCGCAACATAGTTTGGGTTTTATTGTGGGAGTGGAAGAAAATATTTCAGCGAGGAAAACCAACAGTAACACGCACTTCATCATGATAAAAATATGGTAATAATTACGTTTAAGTCTATTCGACATACAAAATTGAATTTTATTTTTTTGCATCCAATGCCACAAAAAAATAAAACGAATGATACAAAACTCGACCTCAATCATGTCAGAAGAGGAAAAACACGAGTGGATGCTTTTGTATGTGTCCGATAAGAAGACGCAAGAAGAAGTTCAGAGACAATATTCAGTACAGGAAATCGCACGCGTATTAGGAATGGCCAACGTCGTCGAGGACGGACACATAGAAATCACGGATCGGTTCTGGTCCGAGCATGAAATGAAATATTTGAAGGGAGATATGTACGATAAGAAATTGCCAGTCGTTAATATCCGGGATAGATTGAACGCCGTAGAATGCATGATGAAGTTAAAAAGACGGTAGTTAAAAAATGATTAGATCTTTTTTGTTATTTTGTTCTCTTTATAATAGACTTCAAGTAAAATTGAACTTTGTCATCATTCATATCGATCTATATACAAGAAACCGAATGATGAACGAAGATTCCAATCACTTGGATCAGCTCGAGCAGTATTATGCGACCGAAAAACTGAACCGTATGATCAATGCATTGCCGGACGATGTAGCGAGACATATATACGAAGAGTATTTTCTGGTAAAAGATTCATGCGACGCCTTTCTGAATATGCTGAAGTCAAGATCGTCGAGTAGTTTGGACTATAAACCATTGCTCATTCCCGCCAAACGGCTACTGAACCATCCTTGCGCGGTGGAATATTTGTGTCTTAAAAATCCGCTTTTCAAACAAGTATATTCAGACCACTATATAAAAAACAAGAACAATTTTATATACATGTCAACCTTGGAAAGTTTCCTTCTCTCCATACTAATGCATATGTATCATTAAGAATAATAGGCAGTTTTCAGTCCATACTTGTCCATATATTTCTCTATTATCGCAGTACATCGTGTGCATGGTTTCGAATTCATTAATTCGCCACAAAACGACACTCGAACCACGTACAATTTGGCGCCACATAATTTTTTAGGATCCACATTTTTTAACGCACCTTCTTCTGCATGGCACGACAATCGTTGTCCTTTGTGCCAGGGTTTACAAACGTTGTGCAGATAGGTGTATTTATTATAGGCTTTGGCAATCACCTCGCCTTTAGAATTAACAATCACACACCCATGTTGGACGTGCATCTTGCTTTTCTCCGCCACGCGCACGGCGTCCTCTATTATCGATTCTTGTTGCCCATGCATTTTCTTTTCTTTAGTTGTGTATAATAAAACTATCTATTCATTATCAATTTTATTTAGTAAATCTCTGATATTATATAAGACAAGGATGCGACAAAAAAGAAGAGGTAAAAACAACAAGTTCAGAACCCAGAAAAAAAAACAGGTTCGGAGTTTCCCCGAGCCATGTAAATCAGAAATGACTTTCCATGAATGCGAATTGGCTATTTTACGACAAGCGATTGACACCATTGAAGTGAATGCGAAACAGGTCAGCGCACAAAATCCCGAAGTGAAAAAAATGATCAAGATCGTCGAAACGTTTTTAAAAGACACCAAATGTATTTGTTACGGCGGGACCGCAATTAACAATATATTGCCTCCGGAAGTACAATTTTACGACAGAGACATTGAAATTCCTGACTATGACTTTTTCTCTCGCACTCCCGTGGAACATGCAAAACAATTGGCCGATACTTTTTATAAGATGGGATATGTGGACGTGGAGGCAAAAGCGGGTGTGCATTTTGGCACGTATAAAGTATTTGTGAATTTCATTCCTATGGCGGATATCACTATGCTGCACGACGAACTATACGAGAACATTAAAAAAGATGCGATAATCATTGACGATATTTTATATGCCCCGCCCAATTTCCTCCGCATGAATATGTTTTTGGAATTGTCCAGGCCTAATGGGGATGTTTCCAGATGGGAGAAGGTGCTGAAACGGCTTACTTTACTGAATACACATTATCCATTATCTGCGAACAGCTGCGAAACCATCGATTTTCAGCGGTCAATGGATACCAAATCCGAAGAAGACGGGTCTGCCATTTATTTTATTGTCCGCGATGCGTTTATCGAACAGAAAGTGATTTTCTTTGGTGGATATGCCAGTGCGCTCTATTCAGAATACATGCCCAGAAAACAACAACAAATCGTGAAATCCATTCCGGACTTCGACGTGTTGTGCGAAAATGCCAAATTATGTGCGAATGTAGTGATTGAAAAACTGAAGGAGAAAGGACACGCGAATTCAACCATAATTAAACACGACGCAGTTGGCGAAATCGTCCCGGTACATTATGAAATATTGGTCGGTGAAGATACATTGGCTCTTATATATGAACCCATTGCTTGTCATAATTATAACGAGATTGAGGTGGATAAACAGAAAATACGGGTCGCCACGATTGATACGATATTGAGTTTATATTTAGCGATTTTATTTACAGACCAAGGACAACACCATAAAGATCGATTAATGTGCATGTCAAAATTCCTGTTTGAAGTGGAGCAACATAATCTATTGTCTCAGAAAGGGTTATTGAAACGGTTTAGTCTTCGATGTTATGGAGAACAACCAACGTTGGAAAGTATTCGGTCGGAGAAAGCAGATATGTTTAGGAAGTTGAAAGGGAAAAAGAATACGGCGGAATGGGATTCTTGGTTCTTGAAATATACACCAGGAGAACTTTCGGACAAAAACAAGAATACGCCGAGAACAACAAAGAAAACGAAAGAAATGAGCCAACAAAGCCAAAAAGACATGTCATCTCATCCAGACAAGACAGCTCTATCGATGACGAAGAGTTCTCTGAGAACTATCGGTTCAAAAACGAGGAAAAAGAGTTTGAGTTTTTCTGAGAAAAATGATGAATTTCTATTTTAGATTCGATATTCTATATCTATATTATAATAATAACCGCTATAATGTCAGAACCAAAAGAAGTCATCAAAGCTATCGAATCAACTACAGCAGATAAAATAGTAAAAGAGCTGGTAAGTAAAAAAAAACAAGAATCACAACTACAGCAACCAGGATCAACAAACCCAAATCCTAAAAAAATTGAGGCGGAATGTAGAAAGCAAATTAAATTGTTTATTAAAACGGGGGTTCAGTATGTTGATAATGGTTCTAGTAAGATAAGCGACACGGCATACATCGCCTTCGTTTATGATGGGATAGCTTCACAGTTAAATCCTGGTAATAATAAAAATAATATCCTTGTGAAAAATGTCATGAATAATCTTATTGACTATACAGCCAGTTCTGCAGTCGGTAGATGGATGGAAAATAACGTCAAGGAAGAGTCTATGCCAGCTGCGTCAAAAAGGCGAGACCTTCTGATTGACCAAATGACCAGACTAAACACCAAACCAGTGTTGGATCCTTTTTTTGAGAGATTCATCTCGACGTTTTGGCCAGAAGCAGATTCCATCCCGTATAAACGTCCACCCCCTAAAACAATCCGCAAAGATACCATCATCAAAACCACATTATACCCTACGCTTCCAACTATTCGTTTAAACCCAGGAGACAATACCGAAGATACGGACGGTGAAAAAGACAACCACACATACGGAAGCAAGATAATGACACTGACTGAAAAAGTAAAAGGTGATCAAACGGATTATGATATACTTGGTGTGGAAATGTTCCTTAACACATTAATGACAACTGGCTCAAACTTATCTTTTGTACCTGTGGATTTAAAGATGGAGGAAGAATATCATATAGAAGAAGAACTCAGCAATGCCGCAAATATCCCCGAAGACGACGACGAATAATATTCTTTTTCTGTAAATCAAAATAAACAGTATTTCATTTACAAAGATACATCGAAACATGATTATTCTCATTCCCTTAGGTGGAATCGGTCTTCGTTTCTCTCAGAACGGATATAAACAACCGAAAGCGCTCATAAATGTCATGGGAAAACCAATCCTTTACTGGCTACTGGACAATCTTAAAATACCCCCAAACACAACCGTCTGCGTTCCCTACAACAAAGTATATGCGCAGTACCGGCTCGAATCGATGTTGATTAAAGAATATCCGCATATCCAGTTCAAATTTTTATGTTTGCATACAGATACTGGCGGAGCAGCAGATACAATCTATCAATGTTTGAACGAACTTATCAAGGGAGAAGAAGAAGACCAACCGGTACTGTGTTTAGACAGTGACAATTTTTATACATGCGACGTGATCGGAATGTGGGGAGGGAAAAACAACGTGTTTTCTTTTTTCGATACCCAACCACACCCGATCTATAGTTATATACAAGTAGAATCTGGATCTTGTCGTATATTGGATATTGTAGAAAAAGAAAAGGTCTCCAACCATGCCAGTTGCGGAGCATATGGATTCGAATCGTGGAAAAAACTCCAGGCGAAATGCAAGTACGTGCTCGACCAGGATATTCGACAGAAAGGCGAGTTCTATACATCGACGGTCATTCGAGAAATGATTACTGACGGGGAGAGATTTGATCACGTTTCGGTTGAGACGAAACAGTATATATGTCTGGGAACACCGACACAAGTTCGCTTGTTTTGCCACAACTACCCTCTGTATAGTTCGCTGAACAATCATTGTTTGATTCAGCCGAAAAGGTATTGTTTCGATCTGGATAATACCTTGGTGACTTTCCCGAAAATTCCGAATGATTATACTACCGTCGAGCCGATTCAGAAAAACATTGAACTTCTTCGTTATTTAAAACGATTCGGGCATACCATTATTATATACACGGCTCGGCGAATGAAGACACATAAAGGAAACGTGGGGAAAATCATGCAAGATATCGGGAAAACGACATTTGATACGCTGCTAAAATTCGACATTCCGTATGACGAGATATACTTCGGCAAACCAGAGGCGAATGTCTATATTGACGATTTGGCATTGAATTGTTTCGACGATTTGGAAAAAGAACTGGGATACTATAAAACAATGATTCAGCCGAGAGAATTCAATACGATCCGATCAGGGACGATAGAAGTCTGCACGAAGACATCGGCCAATTTAGAGGGGGAAATTTATTACTATACGCATATCCCACTTCCGATAAAAGATATGTTTCCCATCCTGTTGGATTATGATCCGAACAATACATGGTACAGCATTGAGAAAATAAACGGAATTACCGCCAGTAGCTTGTATTTGTCTCAGTTACTGACAGAAGATCAGCTGAAACATATAATGAAATCTATTTACCGACTGCAGCAAGTTACACCTGTCGTAGATCCAGAACTCCATATTTTAGATAACTATATGCCCAAAATGAGAGAACGATATGACAATTACGACTACTCGCGATTTCCAGACCATAAACAGGTATTCGATTCAATCGAACAGGATTTAGATTCGTATTGGGGCAACCTTTCGGTGATTCATGGCGATCCGGTATTCACCAATATCCTCATCAATGACTACGGGAAAATCAAATTCATCGACATGCGTGGCAAAATGGGTACGAGCAAACTGACGATTCACGGCGATTTCTTGTATGACTGGGCAAAAATGTATCAATCTCTTATTGGGTACGATGAGATTCACGAAGACGTCCATTTAAATACCGAGTACAAAAAAAGAATGATACAGTGTTTTGAAGATTATTTCGAAGAGTTGTTCGATGAACATGTACATTTCAGTTACGTCAAGGCGATCACCAAATGTCTTCTTTTCTCCATGATCCCTTTACATAATAATGAAAAATGCGACCAGTATTATGCGTTGATTCATAGTAGTTATCTTATCGTTTGATCGGATTCATCCAGAATTCAATATCCAACATCTCGGCTGAATTTGCTGGCCATGATGGTCCATCATAAACCAACTGTGTGACGTCTAAATCTTCCCAGGAATCCAATAAAACCACTGGGAAAAAATAGCTGACATATTCCGTCAAATGATTTTTCAAACAAATCGGGACGGTTTTTAGATATAAACACTCCCAGAAACGGTGCGTGTCTATACCGTTCCCTTCGGGACAAATCGCGAATTCGAAAGTTCTCAGTAATTCCAAATAATCCATATACGCACAAGAAGACTGGGTGACCAATCCTTTACTGGTAATGATATCCAAACATTTCTTTCTTTTCATAACATTCGTATCTATGCTAAATTGCGAATACACTTTTCCCGTTTTTTTGCAGGGCGTTGTTCTGAGTATTTTCCCCCAGCAATATAGATCGCCATGAGCGTACATGGAATTCGCAATCCCAATCGGAAGAGGTTTCAACTTATCGGTTGGTTCCGTTTCTAAATTCTGCGTGAATATTTTTTGTATATTCGGTATAATAGAAAGAAGCGATGTATGTTGGGGATTGAATCCGCAATCCGAGTTATGGAAATATAAATAAAACGGAGTGTCGATGGTCTGTAGCGCACACACTAATGCGTCGAAATGAGAATGAAGGATATCAGTAAAACAAAAAATGGATTGGATCGAAGTGTCGCCGGTAAAATCAATCGGTTCATGGATGTATTTATGTTTTTTTTGAATGTCTTTTCGAAACACTGGATTCGCATGTATTTGGTCGTGTGTTCCTATATAAAAGTCGCATAAGGCCTGGATCCGTTCGCCTGAAATCACGGTGGGTACTTTAGGTTCTCTCATGAATTTCTTGAGATCTTTACAATGTACGTGAAGGTTGAATATTTTGACATCGACCCCGTCGATAACGATAAACGGTTCTAAATAAAAATGACTGGCGGATGGTTTCCAGATAATTTCCCAATGCGAGTAATTCACTATACAGTCTAAACTGACGACTCCTTCCTTATTTTTCGGATCATCGTGAGGATTATTTCTCGGGTCTATTCCACCCAAGTATTGACCAAGTGCTGCACCGTCGAAAATTCCTTTATAGAACGAAAACGCGTTTGTGAGGATTTTATTGTCGCAATGCGCATGATTCTCGACGAAGATAGGTAATGTATCGATTATATTTTGATCTCTTAAATGGTAATAACATTTCGCCCAGTTATACATGTCGCCTTGATGCTTGTCAAACAGGTCATAACACGTTTTCAAGGAAACCGCATTTGGAATATACACGATTCCAGGAATACATCTTTCATTATTATCCATCGTGATGAGAATCTTATTCATATCGTGAAATGTGAATTCGTTGAAATCTTGGAAGATCATTACATCGTTTTCTAAATGCAAGAGGTTTGTCCGGTTATGCTGTAGAGTATATTGATACAGTACTAAAAACCGATACGAAGTGAGTTCATAGAATCCATTCCAGAATGTATGTTGCAATCCGTTGGCGAACGCATGGTAATTCTGAATGAGAGATTCTACGGTGACTACACGACAACCCTTATCGTCGAAATGAGGAGAGAACTTTGCATCCGTCAGAACGGTGATGTTATGATTGCCGAATCTTTTACAGTTCTCAATATTGTCCAAAACATATGACTGAAAATTAACAAGAACCACAAATACGATTTCCATGTGAATGAATGCATATATAAAAAATATGTTTATATGTGCTTTTGTAACATTTTATTTTTCTTTATTTCACCTCATTCCACGAGGGAAATACAAAAATATCGCCGTGCCACCGGTTATATAGCGTTGGATACCAGACCGTAGAATAAAATCCGAGCAATCCAATCCACCATGAAAACGTCCCGTGCGAAAGAACTACATGTTTGCAAGTACTGCCAAACATGATCGTTTGTACCTCGCACATTTCAATTACCTTTAATTGGTACTTTTCAATCAAATCTGTACAGATCACGTCTCCGATTGAATCCGATGAAATATATCCCTGAGAAAACTCGAGGCTACTTAATACTTTGTCATAATACTGGAATCCTGGCGAGAACTGCGGAATATCCCCTAAACGTACATGTATAAACACGTCATTGTTATTGTTATACCTATCCTTGAACAGATTGGCACGAATCACATTATTTTTATGCGATTCATCTTCTTGAATAAAATAGTTGTATAAGAAATGTGCAAATTCGCGGGTTTGGCAGTATGTATGCGGTTCGACGATTATATTTTTATGGAAAACAACATTGAGTAAAGAAAAGAAATTGTCGTCTTTGATCGTCAAACTCTCGGGATAAGACGACGTACCTCCTGAAAACAATTCGATTCCCAATTCTTTCATTTCTTTTTCGTACGTATAATGAATCACCAGGTCATTTGGTTTGGCGATAAAATGGACAGCCATATTTCGGAATAAATGATTTCCGAATCTCCCTGCAGTATGATGCGTGGAATTCATTTTATATGTATAAGGGATACGTATTTATTATTGTTTCCCGTTATCTTCTATCTATTGTCGGTTTCCCCATACCTTGATCACTGGTAAATGTGAATAATGATTGCGAACTTCGAATGGAATTCCATACGGTAAATACGCGAACATATCTGCGGCAACGGCGAATTCCGGTGGTGAATGTTCTAATTGAACCATACAGGCAAAAACACGTTCGAGAGCTTCGCGGTATCTTTTAGTGAGAATGACACAAAGAAGGTTTTCGAAGTTATATTTGTCGTCGAGCATCTTGACGAAATCGTGTTTCATTGTCATCATAGACCCAAAACAGCCGGTCCAATTTCGAGTTTGGTAGAATTTCAATAATGCGTCGGAATTATCGAGTGATCTGATGATTTCGGTCGATTCTTCTTCTCTCTCGTTTTTATTGGATTCGAACCCCCAGAGTATTTTGTAAGTGTCGGTGGAAAAATCCACATAGTGGTGGATATATACACTGTCATGGAAAATAACCGCGGTATCAAACCATTTGTGTTTCGCGTAGTAGTAGAACGGAAGTGCTTCTCCTCTATTCGGGTAATCACTATATATGATTTCGGTGTTATACAGGTCTAGGTGGGTTACGAACGTTAGGTCGCTTTTACTGTCTATAATGACAATTTTATTCTCAGGATATATAGTTCGGATGCAATGATAACATTCTTTCCAAAACAGATCTGATTTTTCCGAGTGTACACATCTCAGAATGATAAAACCGACAGTAGTAGTAGTGTCCATTTTGTACTTTCTCTGCCTCCTGTCCCTTTTTTCCTGTTTTATATTTATATTCCTTGTATGTACAAATATAAGAATATCTTGTGGTAAAGTATAAGATTATTATTATGGCAGAATTCATCGACAATTCAAACCAGGAAATTCTATGGAAATCATTTCATAAGATTCCTCGAGTTTCCGTGCTGGACTATAGCGAGAAAGAAGTCATATTTAAAAACGCAATAGCTACGATATACCACAGTATAAATCCGAATCTTCGCATCAACCGAGAACAATTGCAAGAACTGAACAGAGAAGCCATGAAACTATTGTTGCAGTATGTATTCCATGAAAACAACAATAATAGTACGACTACTACGACGCTATATGAAAGTGCCGAAGAAATAACGCAGCGGAATTTTGAAAGCAAACAAAAACAATATGACAAAATGACGGAAAAAATAGTTGTGCCGAAACCTTCAGAATTATTTCAAGATCCGAATCAGAACGAAGAGGGTGCCATTACAAATATGGATGAAAGAATTGAGGAATTCCAAAAACAACGAGAACGAGATTTGCCGAAATTCGATGCCCCTTCTTCTAATAGTAGTAGTAGTACAGAAGAAATAAAAAAAGAAGACCCTTTGCAGTCGATTTTGGTGTCTATTCGAAACCTAGAACATCGATTGGAAATACTAGAGAATTCAAGGAAAGGTTTTCCGGATCATCCTCGTTTATAACTGTGAAATACCAGTCTTATTACGCAGAGTTTCTATTACACCTTCCATGGTGGTCTCACTAAAAATTCCATATTTCTTCGACAACAAGCTGAAAATAGATTGATCGTGCCGATGCTCGATAAATTCAGGAAAATTCTGTGTATAGCTTGGGTAATCGTTCAAGTAATGATTGTTGTTCAGCCCGATAGAATTCCATTCATTCACAAATGATTCGGTTACCGGTGTTTTACATAGTAATATAGGATTGGCTTGTCGTTGCATTGTGTTTAATACAGGATGATATCTGTTTTCGATCCCAAAGAAATTCAATACATCTCTTTTATTCCATTTGATTTCGTCTAATAGAGTAGTGTCCGTCTGACCGGGAAATGTCGCCATTAACAGATCTTTTTTCACTATTTCGATCACCTGCAGTATTTTATCTTTTTTACGTATATCGATTTCGTTTCCACAATCGCAGTATAAAATGACGTCGTCTTCCTGGGCCTCATCCATTACCTTTTTGATAAGATACGCTTTCCAAATCCAATATCCAAATCCTCGAGTATTCATGAGTATGAATTGTCTCTGGTTGCTCCAGAAATCCGGATCTGCTTTTAAATCGTCTTCCTTAAACCCATATACGTGATCAAATATATTCAAACTTTTGGCCTGAGCCACCAGTCGATCGACTGCATGAAGGAATACCATAGGTCCTCCGCCAAAGGTCAGAAAATACAATTTCGGGCGATCTCTCATTTTTAACGACCCTTTCCACCATATATGTAGATCGTCGCGATCCCCTAACCATTTATCCGGGTACAATACATATTTATCCGGATTTGTATTCAACCATCCTCCCCACCAACTGTAAGTACTATTTGTCCCAATCCCTCCGTAGAAACACTTTGACATGAGGTACAGCGAATTTACATCATCTTCTTCTACAAAGATGATTCGGTTTCGATGTCCAAGTGCAATCAAATAATCCAGTGATCGACAGTAGTCTAAATCGTCAGAAAACACATAAAAAAGCACGTCTGGTTCTTTTTTCAGGGTCTTTTCAATGGCGCGTATGTAATATCCATCATTGACAATATTATAGTTTGGATTGCGTAAGTAGTCACCTCTACGGTAATGAATGAATGCACCTCTCTGCAACGAATCGGGGTATTTCAACTCTAAATATCTCTCGCGGTCCGGTTCTATTTTAAATAAATTCAGTATTTCCGCACGGTTATGGATAAAATAATTCTCGTTCTGGAAAAAACCAAACAACAACGTGTCCTCTCTGAAATACGGTAACTGAAGTCTCTCTGCGAACTGCGGGGTTGGTTCTCTATACCATTCACATTCGATAATATTGTTTATCTTTATTTTCCGGAAAATATTTTCAAAGTAATTGATAGGAGAATGGTTCGTCCCGAGAGTGTTTCGTACAACAAACTCTTTATTTTGTGCTTTGGCAGTACTATAGGCAGACGCGATTTGAAACAGCTGGTTTCCTAATCCTCCATTCAAAAACATGACTATTTTCGGTTGAATTCCCAAATAGTTCAAATGGGCAGTGATCGAATTGTCGTATATTTTTTTATGTATGCGACCTCTGTCTTTCTTGTTTAAATAGCAGTAATGGTTGAACCTCATAAGACTCGGGTCTACCCACACCCTTTCCTTTCCTAAAGTCGAATGATGAACATTATAGCTGGTCGTGTTTTCTGGAATGACAAACGATTTTTCATGGCCTTCTCTTGTTATCGTGTCACAATGATCAATGTACAAGAAATGATGTCCCGTTGCATCGTATTCGAAAGGATTGTAGAACCATCTGTTTTTAAGAGAAAAACTTCCTATTTCATCTTTTCGTAGGACCTGATTACGTATCGTTTCGTCTAATACTGCGGAGATCGAAGAGTACCCTTCTTGCGGATTAATATATTCGTCCACGTCAAAGTATCCAATATATTTTGCTGTCCGAAATGCATACAAAGAATGATTTTGTTGGAGCGTCTGCGCACGTCCCTCGCAATCTTTTAAACAATATGGATATGGCCAATCTATAACAATAACAGTACCGTCATCTATGTAGTATTTCAATGTATTTTTCAAATCCGTATGTGTCGAATTGATCCGAATGTCGTCGTGCGTTAATGCGTCGAATTCGGTGGCGTTGTTGGAACAAACGTTGTCGTAAATAATAAAATGCTCTATACCCAGTTGTTTATGATATTTAATCCACTGAGGGAGATAATTATCTTCGCGTTTAACCAAGGTAGACATAATCATTTTATCTGCATAGGATGGAAAGCAGTTTACCCGAAATGTCTTGATTTCGTCGTTTATAGACAATTCCATTACAGGAAGGTACTTTGTTTCTAAATAATGGAGATGGAAATGATTCCCCGGACAAACCATGGTATAAAACGTTTCATTCGTGTCGGTGGTTCTAATATTTATCCCTGGTTTGAGAGTCGGTCGAATCACATAGAGTGTGTCTTTACAATAGAAAATGTCGTAAAAATTATATGTTTCGTCGTAGGTTGGATTGTACATATATCCCTGCCTAATAACATAAAATCGGTTTATATAATTTTGAGCTCGAAAAATATATAAAACAATCATTGTTTTTTCACTATACATATGATTTCCGTATTGATACCCGTTTTCAATGGTATCGAATTTATCGAAGAATCTGTAAGTTCCGTCTTACGTCAAACGTTTCGAGAGTGGGAGTTAATTATAGGGATAAACGGACATTCGGAAGATTCGGATGTTTTTCAAACGGCAAAAAAATACGAAGCGAAAGATTCGCGGATTCGGGTAATTCATGTAAAACAACATGGAAAATCGAATGCATTGAATGAAATGCTCCTCGCATCCCAATTTGATTGGATTGCATTGTTAGACGTGGACGATATTTGGTTTCCTACCAAACTTCAATCGCAATTGCATTATATGCGAAAATACGATGTCATTGGTACGATGTGTCAATACTTTCAAGACTCGACAAATGTACCGAATATTCCGGTAGGAGATTTGACTGATTTTTCGTTTTATGAATTCAATCCGATCATAAATAGCAGTTGTTTAGTACGGAAACAGTTGTGTCATTGGGAAGATGGGGCGATAGAAGATTACAATATGTGGCTACGTCTCTGGAAAGAGAAACGTGCGTTTTATAATGTACGATCCATTCAGGTATATCATCGCATTCACTCTCACAGTGCGTTCAATTCAAAAGGAAATTCAGCGCATGTGCCGGCGTTAATAGAAAAATACAAAGCGGTGGCAGATACAGAAAAAAATCAATTAATAACCTTTGCGACGTGTTGGTATTCAGTACATTCCAAATTCAGTTCGGACACATATGACAGGTGGATGCAGAACTTATTGAATCATGTAAATGAACGATTCAACCTCGTTATATTCACCAACGAAGAAAGTAAACAAATGGTCGAAAAATACGTGCAGAAAACGGATAATACACGTATCAAAATAGTACTACGCGAGTACGAGGAATTTCATACTTACCAGTGGAAAGATAAATGGATACAGAATCATACTCTTAACAACTCTCTCAACCAAATAACCGATTGGAAATTAAACATGATCTGGAACGAAAAAATACATTTCGTACAGGACGCTTCCAAACTATACAATACTCCATTCTATGGATGGATGGATATAGGCTATTTTCGCGATACACCAGTTCCCGTCCAATGGCCGAATACCTCGATCATGTCTGACGAAAAAATAAAATATGCGATTGTTTGTGACGTGGAGGAATGGGCGGAACTGAAGGCTATCGTGAACACGTTGCCTCGCCAACCTATCCCACCCGGACAGTTATCGATCGCAGGAGGTTTTTTCGTGAGTCATAAAAATAACCTGGAATGGTGGCATACTATATATTATACTCGTTTGCGGCAATATTTTGAAAACGATTATTTAGTGAAAGATGATCAGATGATTATTTTGGATTGTATAGTACGCAATGAAGAAAAGTTCGAGTTGGGGAAAAATGAATACCCAAAACATTCGGCCGAAAGGTGGTTCTATTTCCGTAATATGTAGTTAGTTAATAAATAGGATATATTGAACTTAAAACCATCTTTTTATATACAAAAATATATAATGATGATAACCGTTGAATTAATGGGAGGATTGGGCAATCAACTGTTCCAGATCTTCGCCGCTATTGGGTATTCGTACCGCTATTACACACCGTTTTTCTTTGAACCGAAAGGAATGTCTATAGGGTGGAGGAAAACACAATACTGGGATACATTTCTATCGTCACTACGTCCCTATCTTAAATCGAGAGAAGCACGTCTTGGATATAGAGATCCTGATTTTCATTATACTGAAATACCTTTGCTTGGACAAGGCAATGACGACTTGAAATTATTGGGATATTTTCAATCGTATAAATATTTCGATGAATATAAAACCGAAATATTCGAACTTCTGGATTTGGAAAAAAAGAAGACGGAATTGAGACAAAAATGGACGGTCGATTCTGAAAATACGATCAGTATGCATTTCAGAATAGGAGATTATAAAAAAATCCAGGAACATCATCCGATTCTACCCTTGAAATACTATGAAAAAGCGTTGAATGCGGTTTGCCAGCAGTCAGGAAAAAAGGACTGGAATATTTTATATGTTTGCGAAGAAGAGGATATTCTTTTGGTAGATAAAATGATCACCCAGCTTAAAAAAACATTTCCTTCTTTACAGTTCAATAAACTCGATGGAGGTCTGGCCGATTGGGAACAAATGTTAGCAATGAGTGTTTGCCGTCATCATATTATCGCCAATAGTACATTCAGCTGGTTTGGTGCATATTTCAATAACAATCCTGACAAAAAAGTGTTTTATCCGAACATCTGGTTCGGCCCCGCTCAAGGTCCAAAGAAAATGGAAGATTTATTTCCAGCAGATTGGCAGAAAGTCTTTATATAAATGTCTTTTACCAGTAACATCCATCCTCAATATCTTTGAAATTTGCCGGTTTATATTTGTCGGGAATGGTTAAAACCCAGAACTCGTTCGTTTTGACATCTTTTCCCATGCCTACCGTTTTTTCACGAGTCGATAATATACCGAATACATTCGTCACACATCCACCAATATAAATCGCGTCTTTCTTTAAATCACTATGAATACGATGAGTCAACATATGTCCATACACTCCACATCCTAATACAGCGATATCAAAATCTAATTGTCGAATCTCTTCAAAAATGGCAGACACCGTCTCGAAATAGTTTTGATGCGGACCCGTGTTCAAAAAACAATAAGGCGGAGTCACTCCAACCACTCCCTTCACCTCAGGAAACCCAATACCAAGTTTAAATACATTTCCCGAAGTATATTGTTCCACACACATTTCCGCGAAAGAAGATACCACCAGTATTTTTTTCCCTTTTATTTGTTTCATGAGTCCCGGAAATCGATCGATGATCTTGGTATCGTTCAGTAATTTGAAATTGTTTATTTTATAATGGCTGTGAAATCTTTCTTTGACCTGATCATACAATCCACGAATAAACCCTTCGTGAAAATAAAACTGGGTTTCTTGACAACCACTCACTGCAAGTTCCCAGTGACTAATAAGTTCATCGAAATTCTCCGTAAATGCGGATCCGTCGAAATTAAATTTCGATCCCTGTACCGCCTTGTCGTAATAACCCGATGTAGTATATAACCAATTCACTAAGCTCATTAAAAACTGTGTAATTTGTTGCTTTATCTGAGGGGGGAAACTACAGTACTTATAAGCGAATATAAGTAACAAAATCCCGGATTCCGTCATACCCAATCTTACTATCTTCATGATATAATATAATAAGATTTATCGTAAAAAAACGTTTATATGGTTTTCACATAAAATGCATCTCCCCATCCGTAATTACCACACATTTTTGTACATACACGTGAGAACCCGTGCTTCGAAAGAAATACATCGATTTCTCCAATCAGATTGCAATCTTTATAGACATGCTCGCTATTTACTTCTGTATAAATATATTCAATATGGGTCAAGTATTTTTCCATGGATTTCAACGCTCTTAGTTCTACTCCCTGAATGTCGAGATTCAAAAAATTCAACGACTGAATGGGTATATTATTAGATTCGATAAAAGTATCCAGTCGTGTCGTGGTCATTGGATTAGAGGATACCACATGGACATGTGGATGATGTATTGCATGTGATCCGAAATCCAGCATGGACGAGCTTTCACCATTATTTGTTACTTTAAACTCAACTGTTTTTCCGTCGATATCATCAACCAACGTTTGGAACACATTCGGGACTCCTCTTGATTTCATCAAACCTACTTTGTCCGGCATCGCTTCCACCCAGAATATATTAGCGGGATGAATGCCAATGTCTAGGTATGCTCTCAATTCCTCGCATTCATGCGCACCCACGTGCAAAATTCCTTTGATTTTAGGATTAAAATGATCCAATAAGTAAGTCAGTGGAATCAGCATATAATAATGATAATCAGTATAGTACGTTTTCTTTATTAGTGTTTAGGTTATAAAGGATATAAGTGGATATTTCTACCATATGTAAAAAATGAGAATATTGGTTATCGACCAACTCCATCACAAAAACCGAATTGGAATCGAACTTTTATTCAAGTATATGAAAGTAGATTATGCGTTCGCAAATGACATTTCGAAAATAGATTCGACATTTGATATCATTTATAGTCCATCGACTGCAATTGATACGTCAAGATATCCGACACAGAAATTTATATTCGGTCCTCACTTTTCAGTGTTTCCTGATAATAAACTGCATGCGATAAAAAATACCAATGGAAATTCTGTCTATATCCAACCAAGCGAATGGTGTGTTGATTTATGGAAAGGACTCGGTGTCACACAATTTCTCCCTATTCAGTTTTTTCCATTTCCGGTGGATGTTGATAAGTTTTCTCCGGCTGTACCAAGCAATAAAAGGGAAAAAGTGTTTATTTATTTCAAACGACGACGCCAAGATGAATTATCTTATGTAATGCATTTCTTGAAGAACCGACAAATAGAATTTGAGGTTTTTAATTATGTCGCTCGTTACGATGAAAAACANTACTTGGANTNNTTACAACACGCGAAATTTGGGATAGTACTGGGAGCGCATGAAAGTCAGGGGTTTGCAGTAGAAGAAGCGATGTCTTGTGATGTGCCACTATTGGTATGGAATGTCCGTTCTTTAAATCAAGAAGTTGGATGCAATTACGCAAATTTACCTGCAACCACAATTGGTTATTGGGATGAACGTTGCGGAGAGTATTTTTACGAAGCAAATGAATTGGAGAAAACGTTCGAATTGTTTATGGGGAAATTACAAACATATCGACCAAGAGAATTCGTTCTGGAACAATTGTCGGTGAAACCATGTGCAAAACGATTTATGGAATTATTATCTTAACCATTATAAAGTCATTAACACTAGAGGGATTAATTTTGCAAAGTGGTTGGCATTAATCCTAAATTACTTCCTTGTTTGAAAAACTCATTCTCGCTCCAGTAATGTTTTATTTCATTATGATGCTCTAAAAAGTTACAGAGATAATAATCAAATGGAACACCAAAATTTGACTCAACATTCAGGTGGTTCAAGAATGTGTTGATAGAATGGTATCTCCACACAAACGAGTCTGTACATCTCGTATGATACTTTCTGCTTAGCCTATATTTATCGGTTTTATCTGTAATATCTTCAATGCATTTTTTCTGATACAACCGTCTTTTTTTATAACCGGTTTGACCATTAATATTTGGATCTTCTCGCCAAATCTGATCGCTGTATGAACCAATATGTATGATTCCCCAATCTTTTTCTTTAATTTCATCCATGAAATCATTAAATTGCGATACGTCCTTACTCAACATCGCGTCACTTTCAAAGATCAGGAAATTTCCATCTTTATAATTCTTGACAATGTATTCCAATACCTCTTTATAATTTAAAAACAATGACAGTTCGCCCTTTTTCATAGGAGTTCTTCTTAATTGTAGTACTAATTGGTCTTTGATGTTTTTATTATAGATGTCCTCGGTAATCGTATGTTTGTACGTACTGCTTATATAATGAACATTATCCGAGCGTATATTTTGAGACGCGAATAATGTTGTTAGCATTTCATATCGATCGGGTTCGAATTCCGGATTACAAACACAAAACACTCTCTCTATATGATTCCAGCAACCACCTTTCAAAATACATCGAATATCTCGGGCAACCGCATCTATCGTCCGTTCCAGCCGAGCGTTTGCAAACACTGGCGAATTCACCATTTCTAACCATTGCGCATCGTCGTTTTTAATGTCCATGATTTTTTGGACAGTAGAATGAATTTCGTCATCTTCCAAACGAACGAAACGGTCAGCATTGAAATAGTCATGTACTCGATCTGAACCCCAATAAATAGGAACGGTATGCGCCAACATGCCATGTACAATTTTTTCAGTAATATATGTATCTTCTTTCGAGTTTTCCATAGAGACAATAAACTTAAACTGCCCGACAAAGTCCAAGAATTCTTTTGTATTATAGTCAGATTTCAGTGTTTTTCCACCGATATTGTTTCGGTAACGCCCGGCATAACACACATTCATGTTTTTTTCTAATTCATTTAAAAAAGCATTACGTGTTTGACCACCTGGATTCGAAATAATAACGCACACATCGTTCGTTGGAACAGATGATCGTGTTTTGTCCCCCTTTGTATTTTCCAGCTGTGGTAAAAAGCCGTTTGAGTATGTATATGCTACAAATAGCGGAAGATTCACGACATTTTTATGATTGCGTTCGCCCCATAAAACACAAGTGTATAGTTCTTTCTTACATTTCAAAGAGGATTCACCAGAAAAAAGAAACGTATGAAGCCATTTTTTTTGGTTCAAAGCAGTTGTCGTGTTTATTAACATGTCAAATTCACATAAAATATCACTATCTTGAAAGGTACTAACTTCACAAGGCTCCAAATACACTTTTTCGAAAAGATCTAAGAAAAAACCAACGTGTAATCCTGGATTTGATTTTTCGAAGAACCCGCTGAACCAACCGTTGAAATAAATTTTCATGAAGTAAGATAAAGAATGTTTAATATTTATATGGTTTACAAAGTCTCTCTATAAATTTAATTAAATATGTGACTTATACACTACCAACAAATTATTGTCACTGAAATTGCATAAAGATGGTATTTTTAATAAAGTGAATAAGTAACCCGGATACATTTTTTCCCATTCTATAATTTTATTTTCAAATAAATCAAATTCAGAACGGTGTATGTCCTCTATAATATAAAAACCATTTGTCTTCAATTTATGTATGCTGTTTTCAAAGAAACATACGTTAGCATTAAAGGTATGCAAACCATCTTCAATAATAATATCAAAGTTTTCTCGTAGATCAGGTTCATCCCACATTTTAGTAATTATTTCTGGGTCTGTTTGATCACAATAAAATGTTTTTATTTTATCCGTATTAAACAATATATCATAATCAATATCCGCCCCAAATATATCTGCGTTGGGAAAAAATTCTTGCCATCCATATAAAGAAGCGCCTGGTCTCCCGTTTGGTCCCATGTTAGAAGGGATATTTATATTATGTGTTCCTAAACCTAGCTCAAATATCCTTAACTCTTTATTACATAAGGGCTTAAATATACTATAATAAAAGGTTGTGTAGTTGTGATGACTTTTAGTTATATTTGAATGACCTTTGTCGCTTCTATTTCTCCCCATAATTTCACACAATGGCGTTGATTGATTTTCGTTAATATAAAAATCCATTATAAATAGTAGATATGCAATAAATTCGACATATCAACGCCTACGCCTAAAGATGACAGCCAACGATTTATATTATACATAAAAATATAATATAAATATAGTTGGGGAAAAAATATATATGGAAAACAATCACCTTACAGATGACTCTATTCTATTTATTACGGCATTCAAAGATATAGGAAGAAATAAATGGAATCATTTCATATCGGTCCGGTTCGAATTCCGGATTGCAAACACAAAAAACTCGCTCTATATGACTCCAGCAACCGCCTTTTAAAATACATCGAATATCGCGAGCAATGGCATCTATTGTCCGTTCGAGCTTATTATTTGCAAATACTGGCGCATTCACCATTTCTAACCATTGTGCATCGTCGTTACTAATGTCCATGATTTTTTGCACAGTTGATTGAATGTCATCCTCTTGCAAACGAACGAAACGACCAGCATTGAAATAGTCGTGGACTCGATCCGATCCCCAATAAATAGGAACGGTATGCGCCAACATGCCATGTACAATTTTTTCCGTAATATATGTATCTTCTTTCGAGTTTTCCATGGAGACAATAAATTTAAACTGCCGTACAAAGTCCAAGAATTCTTTTGTGTTATAGTCATATTTCAGTCCACCGATATTGTTTCGGTAGCGGCCCGCATAACAAACATTCATGTTTTTTTCTAATTCATTTAAAAAAGCATTACGCATTTGACCACCTGGGTTCGAGATGATAACGCACACGTCGTTCTGCGGAATGATTGTCACTCGTTTATTATTTTTATTTTCCAGTTGTGGCAAAAACCCATTTGTGTATGTGTATGCAACAAATAACGGAAGATTCACAACATTTTTATGATTGCGTTCCCCCCATAAAACACAAGTGTACAGTTCTTTTTTACATTTCAAAGAGGATTCGCCAGAAAAAAGAAGGGAATGTTTCCAATGTTTCTTTTGCAAAGCCGTTGTCGTGTTTATTAACATGTCAAACTCGCATAAAATCTCGCTTTCCTGAAAAGTACCCACCTCACATGGCTCCACATACACTTTTTCGAAAAGATCCAAGAAAAATTCAACGTGTAATCCTGGATTTGTCTTTTCGAAAAACCCGCTGAACCAACCACTGAAATAAATTTTCATTTAACAATATAAATATTAATGCTAAATATTTATATTCCTTTTATACATGATGATATGATTCATTTTCTGGTAAAACACATCATGAAATCGTCGAGTCGTCCAAAATCTTTTCTTGTATCAATATACTCAATATTAAAATTTAATTTGATAAATTCGATTGTATTTACAGGGAAAATACTCAAATCTAAAAATCCATTAATATACTGAGGTTGAATATCTTCTATTACATATATTCCGTCTTTACTCAAGTACTTATTTAAAAATAAAAATGAAAACACTTGATGTTCGCCAATATGACTCCCGTCATCGATAATTACATCCAACGTTTCGCTAATTTCTTTCATTACTTTTTCTAAATCGTCGCCATTACTTTGGTCTGCTTGGAATGTTTTAATTCGGTCTTTGTTCAATTCGTCGTGTTTATATATATCAATGCCGTAAATAAATGCATTTGAAAAATATTCGCTCCAGCATTTTAAACTATTACCGGTTTTATAACCAGAATTAACAACCCCCGACATTTGACCATTTTCTACTGAACCAATACCGATTTCTAACACAGTTTTAGCATTATACCGTCTACATTCAAAAAGTCGAGTATAACCAGGTATATAATTATGACAGCCGGATGCAATGTTCTTATCAAGCTTATATTTTATAGAAATGTCATTTAAAGACATTTAATGTTAAATATATATAACCAAAATATAAATCATTATGATATTTAACGCAAACGGTTCATACTTACACTACGACGACGAGAATGATGTTGTCGACGGTTACTATCAGAACGTAATTGAATTACTAAAAAAAATAATCATGAATAACAGCCACGTTAATGTCAATATAGTTATTTGCAATAAAACCGTTCAATTAAAAAATACAAATAGAACCCTCTATATAAAAATTAACTATGAACATACCCTGGTGAAATCTCAAGGCAGAAGTATTCCACCGAATACGCCAGTTGGAAACATTGAGACGGATGATAACGAAAAATATTTAGTTCGAATAGATCAGTTTGAGAATTTAAATAATTCAGATATAATTATAGATTATAGTATTCCTAATATTCACAATGTTCAAACATGTTTAAAATACAAGAATTTTTCAGACAAACACATATACATCAGCTCGTCTATTTACGAACCGTATTTTACCACACCCAACCGAAATATTATTACATTAACCACGTTTATAAATACAAATGAACCAAGAAGAGCGGAAATCTTGAATAAACTTAAAGGCCACACCAATATAAATAATTGTTTCAATAAAACGGAGTTACAAAATATATTAAAAAAAACGAAAATTCTTATAAATATTCACCAAACACCACACCATCACACATTCGAAGAGTTAAGAGTTTTACCGGCATTGGAATGCGGTGTTGTTGTTATTTCGGAAAGGTCGCCACTAAACGAATTGATTCCGTATAATAACTTAATCATTTGGGCGGATTATGACAATATAATTGAGAAAACGAGAGAAGTCATTGAGAAGTATGATTTCTATCATAATGAAATATTTTCAGCTGAAAACAAACATCTTTTATATGAACTGAAAACAACAAATTATAAAGTATTACAAGATGCGATATTACAACAAAGTTGCAATTGAACTACCTTTTTGTGCTTTTCAGATTAAATGTTACGCAATATGGGAAGATATAAAAATGTATATAAATAGAAATATATACGACACATATATGGCAAATCAAGACGAATCTATTCTATTTATTACGGCATTCAAAGATATAGGAAGAAATAAATGGAATCATTGTAGTAGAGGGAACCAAAGTTATTTTGAATTGTTTCTTATGTTAGCTAAAAATATAAATTACAACTTGATTGTTTTTGTATCTGATGAAATTCAACAATATTTGAGAACAATTCACGAGTTTACACCTAATATCATTTTTAAAAATTTGGACGACACGGAAACTTTTAGTGAGAAGTATTTGGATCAAGACTTACTTACAATGTCATCAAAAAAATATCAAAGTATGATACCTGCTGAACGTAAAAATAACCCGGAACATTTATATTCCGCGTACAATTTTATAAATCATAGTAAAATTAATTTTGTCAGTGCCAGTAAAAAAATGTATCCTGATTTTGATTTTTATTCTTGGATTGATTTTGGATATGTTCGCGATGAACGTAGCATACCACGCGGCATTAAAACATCCCGATTACCAAAAAGCATTATATATCACTGTGTTATAAACCCTACCAAAAAAATAGAGCCTGAAGATATGTTGAAATCTAATGATATATATATAACTGGGTCATCGTTTATTGTACACGCGTCAATGGTGGGTGTATATGAAGAACTATATGAAAACAAAATAAAAGAATGGCTGAAACGTGGAATAACGGATGATGATCAGAATTTGATATTGCAATTATATTACGATTCGCCTGATCTTTTTCATTTGATACAATGTAATACTTGGTTTTCACTTTATAATATTTTACCGTAATGCACAAAAAGTTATAATTGAATAACATCTCGCGTATTTCTCCGGAATAACACTATCCACAGAGAGATATTACCTGAATTACATACAATATATTTGCATTGAGACATAATGAGTACAATAGCGATAAAGTTTTTGACGAAATGATAATTGGCAACAGGGGTATCATTGTCAACAGTTTTGGTATGATCACTTGAAATTAAACGAATCTCATCGCGGAATACAATGTTGTTGGGAAATGCACTCGACATTTCTTCTACAAATTCTCTTTCATCAGATTGAATTAAAAATTGAATAGATGGGTTTTCGAGTAAAATATTCATTGCTTCTTTCTTATACAAATCGTAACCAGGCGTTGAACATTCTTTGTTTTTATCGTTTCCACGCAAAAATAACACACAAATGTTCGAAAAGTCTATGCTGTATTTCATAATTAATTCTTCTTTTATTGAGGTTATTAGCGGCGTAGGGGAGAAATATTTTTCAACATAAGTATAATATAAATCTAATTGAAGGTCGCCATACTTCAAGTATTGCATAGCACCTGACAAATGTCCCAATACTGAGATGTTGCTTCCGCAAGACTCATATGGTATAAATTTAGTCTCTACTAAGAAGTGTTCGGGGGGTATAACATTCTCGTGAATATCGAAAAAATCTTTAAAAACATCTCTATTTCTATCTGGATTATACCATACAAATGATGGTCTATTGTCGATTTGTAGCGGTAACCGTTTATTTTCACATACATATATCAAAATCTGAAAAAGTCGAAGCGAACAACTTGAAAAAAAACCGGCATAGTGGGAACGTAAGGTCAATGTTGTCATCGTTAATAAGATTGTTATCCATAAGTATTTAACCCTTTTTTATATTATATTTGTTAAACGAATATAATCATATGTTTTTTATAGGATAATATAATGATTATAATTCCTATCGGAGTCGATTGTGGCTTGGCGACTTTATTAAATAAATACGGGTTGCGACATTGTTCCTTTCCATTTGATTGGAATATGACATATAATGGAGTTTCTTCGTGTTTTGAGAATAATTTCAAAGAATTTGTACCAGAAAAAAGTAACAGAATAAATAAGTACGATATATATTTTAATCACGATTTTTTAACATCTTCATTCGAAGCCGATATTATTAAGTACCAGCGAAGAATAAACCGAATGCACAGTATTCTCGAGGAAAGCAAGGAAGAAATTTGTTTTTGTCGAAGAGGTCATTCGTGTGACCATCATTCAGAACATGATAATATTTCGTGTGAAATAGCCAACGCGGAACATTTAGATAGCGTTTTGAAAACAAAGTACGGTAAGTTAAGGTATAAGATACACGTGATGCTGCTATGCACTAAATGTTACGACGCCGCAAAAAATTACGAAACCACATCCGAAAACGTAGTTATACATAATATCGTTACTGAACCACGAGGTGCTGTATTTGAAAACGCATTTGAAACACGCGCACGCCAAATCTTTAATGTATAATCATCTAATAAATATAAACAAACATTGACTATATCCGAAATGGTTCAAAAGGTAGTTGCATTTTTGTCGAATAAGCTTACACTGAGAGGTACTGAAGTAGCAATGTATGATTATGCGGATTACAATGAACTTCTGTTGGGAAATAAAAGTATTATCATAACAAGGAATTATGATTTTATTAAACATGAATACGACGTTAGTTCGGATGCATATGTTAAATTTTCAAAAAGGTTCTTGGTCGAATATTATGCGAATCAATCAGACATTGATGCAATCGTCGAGAGACATAAAGTTACGCATCTATATATTATAAAGGCAGGTGGAATGGATGGTCTTTTTTCAACCAAATGCATTAATCTAATTCATTGTGTTTTCAGTACAAATCAACCTCATGGTGACGTGTACAGCGCGATCTCCTCAGATGTGAATAGATTATGTAACACGAATTTTCCGGTTGTACCTCATATGATTCGAAATTTCAATACAACGGAAGATCTCAGAAAAGAACTCGGCATTTCGCGAGATGCCATAGTATTCGGAAGATACGGAGGACTGGAATCGTTTGATATAACCTTTGTTCACAAAGTGATAGAGAATATATTGAAAACAAGATCTGATATATTCTTTATATTTATGAATACTAATCGGTTTTATGAACATCCTCAAATTATTTACTTAAAAGGCACAACGGACATGGAATATAAACGTAAATTCATCAATACTTCAGATGCACTCTTACATGCGCGGGCTGGTGGCGAAACATTTGGTTTGACTTGCGGAGAATTCGCAATAGAGAAAAAAGTAGTCATCACATATAGCGGATCAAGGGAAAGGAATCACATTAATATTCTGGGAGATAAAGCAGTTTTGTATAAAGATCCAGAGTCTCTTTGGAAAGTACTATCTGAATTTAATAAAAATAAATATAACATGGATGGAAATCATTATTTGGATTATTCACCAGTGAATATAATGAACCTGTTTAGTCGAGTGTACTTGGAAAATTGAACTATACATATATATGTTATTTACAAGAAAACATATATATTTTTATTACTCAAAACATTTTTCTAATAATATTATTTCGGACCTCGTTCCAGTAAGTTGATCCTTCTTTTCCTCCTTTGTGCGTGACTTGATTCTCGTGCAATCTATATCGAATCAATACTTCTGTTGTGTTATATACAAATCCGTGCTTTTTCAACATTCTTAGCTCGAGCTCGAAATCCTCCGCCATTTGTTTCAAGTTTGGATCGTAATTTCCAGCTAACAAAACCGCACTCTTTCGATAACATGCAGTAGGATGATTCATAAACCAATGATTCGGTTTCGCCTTGTATTGATCCCATGTAATGGAAGGATGACTTGATTTCCCCACCACTTCTTTTTTATTACTCGCATTTTCCCGAAACATTTCAATCTGACCTCCGCAAATTTGCACTTTCGGATTCGCCTTCATATAATCTAATTGTTGCTGGATTCGCGTCGGTACCATGATATCATCGCTGTCCATTTTCACAATGATCTCATGACTACATAATTCTATTCCATGATTCAATGTATATCCGATACCCATATTCGTTTCATTCTCTTTATAAACCACTTTGGTGAATCTCGTACTTCTCTCAAAATGTTCCAATGCTTTCTTCAATAGTTGAGTGGAAAATACATCTGACCCGTCGTTGATCCATACCAGTTCCATAGAGAAATCGCCGATTTGTTGTTTGATAGATTCGAGACATTGTTGTACATATTGGATATTCGTATTATAACTCGAAACCAGGATAGAAACACGTTGATCAAAAGAAGTAGTCGGTAAAAACTGTGTCGGTATTTCGATGGTATTCATCGTGTCGTAGTGTTTTTTGGTCGATCCCCATTCTTGGTGAGAAAATATCTTCGCATGCCCTCTATATTCCAGCCCGGTAAAATGCTGTGGTATGAAATGATAGCTGGGAAGTATCGTCATATCCTTATATAGATTAGTATGGTACATAAGTGTCAGAAGACCGGGACCAACCGTTTGCCATGCACGTTTTCCAGTTGATTTTACATTCACGTCGTTCTGTTGAATCCATTCAATACATGCACGGACCAAAGGATGTTTCGGCGGGAATCCCATCGCCCCTGGAGCGACTAATCCTGGTCTGCATTGTTCATTTTCCCATATCGCAAATGCTTTACATCCTGTCACCATTTCATTCAATGGTTCAATACATATCGAATCTGCGTCTAAGAAAATACCTCCATAATGATACAAGATTTCCCAACGCATAATATCTGCTTTTCCATTTATCTCTTCCATATCGTCGATTCGGTTCTGACATGAGAAAAACAACCGTCGAGATCTAAATTCAGACTCAGACCAACGTATATATTCAAAATCCGGATGTTTGGTTTTCCACGTATCCATGAATTTTGTCGGGGCGACCTTTGGACCGATCCATAATTGATGGATTATTTTTGGGATCATCTCAGTATATTCCGTATAAAATATTTTACGTTTATTTCTTTTTAGTCATTATAGTATATAATTAAAAATGAGTTATACTCCTTCCCCGCCTTCACAGGGACCTCTCTCCATTCGAGATCTCTCTTCTATTCAAAGTTCTATTCCCAGCCCTCGACAATGGGAAGTATTTCATCAATCACAAGATGATTTACCATCTCCCTTACTAAGCGGAAGTCCCGCTTCTGTCGGTTACGAATTAGTATATCATAATGCGGCTGAATTATTAGAACAACAACGTCTTCAGCAAGAACAACAAGCTCAACAAGCTCAACAAGCTCAACAATACGGTATGGCTTGGCATGTTCATAATGTGTTTGAGAATATAAAAGATAATTATGAAGAAATCATGGAGGTTTTCGGCGGACGTATCCGATTGGATATTCTACAGACAATCGGACCCTTGGAGTTTATTCAAGCAATCGATTTATTCTTTGCGGATGCAATTTCGAGGAAATATGGGACTCCTTTTCAACAAGGCGAAGAATATAATAAAGTCAGCCAAGTGTTGAATAGATTATATTTGGCGAACAGAGAGTTTTTGACCCCATCCCAGCGAAACGAAATCTTTACCTGGATTCAATTCGTCATGAGACAATCCGATGCTTTCCAATTCACATATCTTGATTTATTTATCAACGATACTTTTTTAGCATACGATACGGGAGACGATCAATTATCTTGTCCTAAGGGCATATCTGAACGGCTATTATTGTCCATCGCAGATGCTTGTATATTATATTGCATTCAATACAAAAAAAAGAATAAAAAGAAAACAAAACAAACGGAGAGAAATAAAACCAAAAAGAGGAACATGAAGAGTCGGGCGGCGAGAACCGCGAGGAACCTAGGGAATACAACCAGCGTCGCTGAAATCACAGGAGGGAAATCTGCATTTGTCAAATGCGACAATGCAACATACCGTAAACTAATCAGATTGTTCAAGAAAGAAGTGCCTGATATGAACGAACTGACAAAGGATTGGTCTGTTATTTTTACCGGAGAGCTTGCCGAAACGCTCACAACTGCTCAAATAAAACAGTCGTTTATCGATTTTATGGAAAGGAAATATAAATTATACGGATTAAACAAATCCGATGCTATTAAGAAACGCGCAGATGAGTTCGACGAGATTTTTGAAAGGAGAGAATTTTAATAAGGAAAGAGGATAATAAAATAATGGATATTTGTATAGATGAAAGATTTACATCTAGACAAACAATACATTCTTTGCGGATGTTGTTGTATCAATATGACCGTGTTTTTAACTTATAATCTTTCACGTGGTATGGCCATGTCGAATGAATGTTGTTGTTGCCAACACGAATGTTGTCTAAATGAAGAACATCCCTTTACTTGTTTGGATAAAGAAGAAGGGAATATTGCGCGGTTGGGGTGTTTATGTGATGCACTGACCTTAAAGCATCCGAGGTTATGTTGCAAACAGTCTTTGAAGACGTGTTGTCTGAATACCACCGCAAGTCTTCCAACTAACATCGAATCCCCTTTTCTCATCGCATTTTTATGCTGTATACTGTATCCGAAGTGTGGGCATTGTTTCACCGTTGAACAAGTGACGTCGAATAGCGAATAATATAAAAGAATAGTCACGCATAGCGCAAAAATCATTTTGCACGTGATCGATTTTTTCGTCTTTTTTGAAGACGGGTAGGACCACCTGATCGTCGCCGAGTTTTCCTCTGTTTTTTTACGGTACTTCGTCGACGGTTGTTGGTTCCACCGCTGGTAAAGGGCGGTTGTTTAAACTTCCAGCAGTCACCAATGTCCGATTCGACTGCAAAATGATCAGAAGAACTTACTTCCTTATGATCTTTTATGTATGGTACATCATTCCTTGTAAAATTTTGATTTTCCACGTCTTTCGGTACAGAGCTTCCGGCAATAATATAATCACCATAGTTCTTATAATTCGCAGTATTTAAAAAATCAGGGCTGTATATGGTAGGATCATTGACTTTAGTGAGCGTTTCTATCGAAACCGGGTTCAAACCGTTACCTTCACACTTGCCTGGTTTGTCTGTATTTGGAAAAGAACTGTCGCAGTTAGCACAACACGTTATTTGATCTGCTTTTAAATCGTTGTATTTATAATAAATTATTTTTTCCGTACCGTCTATCATTATTGTTTGTTCAGTTTTGGTGAATTGGTCATAAAATTGCTTATCTGTATCATTTGAATCGCATCCTATGATGACATGCACTTGTTTATCTTTACGTTCTGTATCTGTCCAAATCGTCTTCAGATTTGTTGCATTTGTAATACCTTTTTGGATGAGATACCGAAGTGTATCTGCCATCGCTGTGCTCATCTCTTTTTTAATTGTGTCGATCGACATTTTTTTGTCGTGAATATTTCTAAGTTTTGAGAAATTTGGTCCATGAAATGCAACGATGATAACCAGATTATTGTTTCGGTCTGTACCCGCCGTCATGATGAATGGTCTACCCAAATCCATAGCGTCGTTTTCTTTTCTGTAATTTTCACCACATAAAGCCAGGCCCATGTCCTCACTAAAAAAATGAATTTTTCTGGTTTCGACGTTATTTTCCGAATTTAGTAATGTTTGATAGACTTTAAAATTTGGATTTGCTGACAAGTCCCACTGCACTTTTTTGTCAAATACATTTCCGCTAAAAAATATGGCTATGCCTTCTGCAGTGGAATTTTGTGTATTTAAGACATTATCAAAAACGCATTGATTTGCGTTCAAAGATTCATTGCCAACTACTGAGACATCAATTGCTTTCAAAGCGGTAATTCTTTTTAATATACCCATGTTACTTGGTGTTTGTATTGAATCTTTTGGAAATTGGTATTGTTTTCGGTGATCTAAATCTTCATAGTAAGCATGATGGTAATTATCTGGTACAAAAATCGTTTGTTCTATTAAACACAAAATGTGTTTGGTTGTTTGTTTTTGTGTTGAAGGTGGCATCCTTTCTAGCAAATATGTATTTATCCTATCATCGAGCTCTCCACCAAAGGCAAGAACTTTTTCTTTAAAAACATCTGTATCATTTTCTGACGTTGCGTCTGCTGTGTTCATTTTCTGGTATTTCGCTATAAGCGAAGCGGATTCGCTTAAAAAGGGATGTGCATCTACTTTGCGCATAGCATTTAAAACACTCGTATTATAAGAGGTTACTCTGTAATTCATTCTTCTATATACTATGTTTTTATTATTTTTCCTAAATATGAAATAACGATGGTTTTCATATGTAATCATTAACAGTTTTTTACGTGAAATGGCGGTATATCCTTTTCGACTTTTAATTGAGTCTCAGAAAATTAGACATGACTTGTTTGTTCGCGTCTATATTTCGCATAGTAGCCAGCTCAGACTGATATTGTTTTTGCATGATTTTCCCCTGTAAAATGGTTTCTTGTTCTTGCAGCATTTGTTGTGCTCTTGTTTTTTCCATTGGTTTAATCGAACGCACATCTCTCGCTTGTTCATAATCATCTACTGATTTATACGTCGGAACTTTACTGTAATCCGACTCGCGCACAGAAAACACCGTCTGATCTTTGTGCACCTTACGCAAGTCATCGTATTTCAATTTACTGAATGGGTCACTGCATTTATAATGACCGTTCTCATCGTCTTCGTCGTCGTCATCGTCATAAAAAGAACTTCCGCCGCCACCTGATAAATGCATAGATACAACTCCGTTGTATTTGGTGAGAGATTGTTGCTGTTCTTTTATTTTTTCTAATACAGACCCCATCTCCCCTGAAGACCCTGCTTGATCGCTATATAACGCGTCGGTACTTGTGAACCATTCGTTTTTATGTGGGTTTTGCGCAGGTTTCTTCATATGTTTATCGAATAGTTCGTTGAAATTTTGTTGAAATGTGGTCTGCGAGATTTTGCCGAGCGTCTTTTGGAACTGTTTGGCCGTAACGTCAGACGAGTCAGTTTCAGTAGGGAAATAGTTTGAGTCTTCTACTGGCTGAGAGACCTTTTGTAGATTTTCGAACATTCTGACCACAATATCAAACGCCTTTTTGTAGAATAAAAAATATTCTTTCGGCAGATTGGATTTGTCGGGATGCATCATGAGTACTTTTTTTTTCGCACGTTTTAAGTTGTCCGTAGTAATATGATCGACATCTAATTGAAATAGGTCGAGTATTTCGTAAAAAGTATAAGACTGAATGTCTAAATTATGCGGTTTAGACATTTATTATTTGCGGCTATTATATTAAAATGAAATGAACTCTTTTTAAAAAATAAAATCACCATTTATCTATAGATCTCACTATGTATGTCGTAGATGCAAACAAGATACCGCCCCATAAACTATCTATCAATACAGTGAGCCATGTCCAATTCAATAATATGGCCTTGTTCGTCAATTCATATACTGCGTATATAATAAGTCCGAGCAAAAAAGCGTCCTGTATGCTTTTGTTTTGATGAATAATAAAGTAATTGATTCCAAACGCTAAAAATACATAACATAAAATGGCGGAGGGGATATTCATTTTTATGAACGATCCTTGTATTCGTTTGATTTGATTATTGAAATACGTCTTCGTCACCATAAAATAAACACTGTCTAATAAAAGCAACACCATACCAGTTAAAATAAATAGACGTGGGTTCATTTATTTTATATAGAACATTATTTTTTTTTCCTTTCTCTTTTTAGTTTTCTGCTTTTTCGAACGCCTTTCTTTCTTTTTTTCCGCTTCGTCTTTCTTTTTTTTCGACCTCCCGTCTTCTCCTTTTCTTCTTCTTCTTCCTCTTTTTTCTCCTCTTCTTCCTTTCTCTCCTCTTCCTCTTTTCTCTCCTCTTCCTCTTTTTTCTCCTCTTCTTCTTCTTCTTTCTCTTTCTCTTTCTCTTGTTCTTCCTTTTTCTCCTCTTCTTCCTTTTTCTCTTCTTCTTTTTCCGTCTCGCCTGCTTCTTCTTCTTTTCCTTTTGTGGATTCTTCACCTTCTTGCTTCTTGCTTTTTTCCTCAGGTGTATCTTCTTTACCTTCTTCTTTAGATGCTTCTCCCCCCGATTCTAATAGATGAACACTTCCCAATAATATAGCCGTCACTCCAATAAATCCATAAGTCACTAAAGGAACTCCTGCTATCGAGTAAGAACTAATTTTTTCGGTAATAGCCGATGGCGATATATCTTTTAACCAGTGCCCTATTTTTACCGTATCAAAACTTATCATTTTATATACCCTTTTATTTTTCTTGTCTCTTTTTTTACATTTCAATGCCTTTAAAGAGATTTGAACTCTTTTCCTACGGATTTCCTCTACAGGAAACCAGTTGCTCTTCCATTGAGCTTAAAAGCGAATACTGTTTTTGTGTGAAATAGTAGATATACGCGGAACAAAAACGGATTGTGGTATATTTTATATACAATATACAACCATACATTTTCTTTAAATTAATTTATCACGAAATGATATAATTATATGCTAAAGTTTATCAACATTCCGGTATTTTTAGTCAGTTTTGCGATTGGTGTGTTCGCCGTATATATTACCGCAACCGACAAAAAAAAAATCATTGTGTACCCGTCTCCGGATAATTACCAAAACGTACAATATAAAGACAAAGCCGGAAATTGTTTCCAATTCAAACAAGAAAGCGTAAAGTGTCCTTCTGACAACAAAGAGTTATTCTTCACGCCCATACAATCCAGCTAAATAAGGAATAAATAAAAAAGTCTAATGATATCCTATAGTATGAATTTTGTGCGTTTGTTGAATTCCAAAACAGGTCAAATGCTCATTTCGATCATTTTAGGATTAGGTTTAGCGAGTTTGTTCCGAAAAGTTTGCTCAGACGGTACGTGTTTACAATTTAACGGACCAGTGATAAGTGAAGTTGACGGGAAAACGTATCGATTTGGCGAATATTGCTATAAATATAGTTTATTTCCCGTTCAATGCGATTCTGCGCGTAAAACGGTGGAAATGGACGAAGAAGTGGCAAAGACGATTGGTGGAAATCAGCCCTCATCGAATGAGAAAAAAGAAGAAAAATCCGGCATTCTTTCGTTTTTCAAATGAATAAACAGATAATTCGTTGGCTTCCACATCTTTAGATATTATTGGAGATATATAAAGATGGCAGAGAGTAGTAGTACTCGTATCATGGATCTACCTGAAAATATAACCATGCAAATAAATACCGGTGGAAATTCAACGTCCCGCGGGGATGGAATGAATACATCTTACTCTCCCATGGATATTCATCCAAATCCATACGGTCATCCTCCTCCTTCCGTTCCTTCGATACCTACTCCTTCCACATTCCCCAAAGTACAACAACGTCTTCCTTCCAGAGATATCCCTATGGATCAATCCCCCTTGGTGCAAGACCCTCAAGTTCAGGCAAGCTATATTCCTCCCATTACTGAAACCGCAAAACAAACTGCTGCATATATGAAACAATATGATGATCTTACTGAAAGAAAAGTGGTTGCGCATACCCAAGAGAAGGAAAAGAAATCGAGAATGGACACACTGTACGACGAAGGACAAATTCCCGTTTTAGTCGCCGTGCTGTTTTTTATATTCCATATGCCGATAGTAACATCTACTCTTTATAAAAACATGGCGTTTTTAAATCTACACGATGTGGATGGTCATTTCAATACATATGGGCTTATCTGGCAAAGTGGATTTTTTGCGGCAGTCTTTTTCGGTGCCACGAAATTGGTCGATGTTTTATCTAATATCTAGCCCGACGACGATGTTTTGAAATGCGAAAAATATTCGTTTCGTTTCTCAAACATTTTTTTATCCGGTAAGCGTCCACTTTTACTTGCACCTTGGAATAAATCAAACAATTGTTGTTTGTTCATTTCCGGTTCATCATTCTCGTCTCCGATCTCTTTTTTCCGCAACAACATGGTGATGATGAAATAGAGACAATACATTCCGCATTCCGTGTCGCTTTTCTGGTGTTCCATTTTTGTATTTTCGTGAAATGTAATATTTTTCGGAGGAAGTAGTTCTTTCCCTTGCTGTATTACCGTTTTCGCAAACCGTAGAATTCGCTTTGGTATTTTTTCAGCGGTACTATTGAAAAAAAACACGAAATCGTCTTTTAAATCGATAAACATGGCCACCCAATGTGAGCCTCCTTTCGTATGTGGATCTAAATTAAANACTATNCCNATTTTCGTAATATTTTTCTTGAGATATTTCTTTATTTGGAACTCGCACAAATTTTTACACACACATGTATTTTTATTCAGTTTTGTGTCGTAATCAATCGGAGATGGGCCTATGAATGCAAAATGAGGATACGACACCTGATATTGATTCAATACTTTCATTATATCGAAATTACTTAGCCAAGCATCTGGGTCAGAGTACCATTCACTCGGTTTCGGAGGTGGAAAAAGCAACGTTTTTAACATGTCCGTATCTCGCTTATTTTTCGCGAATTGATCAATGAGACACAAATCTTCTCTACAGACCTGATTTGATTTCGTCTGGATTTCTCTCAAAATGTTTTTCCCGTCCGTTGCAGTGATTTTCATATTTGGGTTGTTTGCGTTGTATGAATCCTTTAGTAAAAGAAGCGCTTCGTTGGTAAAACAAGAGTTTTTCGAGATCTTATTCTTTCTGGATATCGTATTACACCGAAGTCTTTGGGTTTTACTATGATTCATCACTCTTTTTCTTTGTGTGTTTCCGCCACGCATAATAATACTATACATTATCTGTGTTTTTTATGGGGAGACCACTTTCATTTTTATTACATGAGGCCAATTCTCGTCTCTCATCTTTTTCTAAATAATCGATACACGCTTCTATAAAGGGAAAGTAATGAGAGTCCAATACATTATATTTGTCTTCAGACGAATGATGAATAAGTTTCGTGAAAAGATCTACTAATGCTTCGGCTTTTAATACTGCTTTTTTTCGCGTTTCTGTAAGAACTGCATTCGTGTCCGAAGGATACTTCTTCTCTAAATACTTTTTGTACACACGCTTATTTGTAAAACATTGCAAAGACACCTCATCTAAATTAAACTGTTCGCTCATCGAATACTGTTTCCACCAAAAAAATGTCCAAGTTCTTTTCTATGGAAAGAATATAGATCATGTCTTTAGGAGGAGGAATCAAAGGAATATCACCGGTGCAGACGATACTCAATTACAAAGACGGAGACCAAGCTTTAATGCGACGAAAATTAAGATCGGCGTGGAATACTTCATATGCAACTGGAGTGGTGAATGGCCAAAAAAGAATCATTACTCCGTTTCGCGCAATCAATAACGCGGGTGATTTTCTTTCGCGCCAAAACTATGTTTGCGGTGGGCCTAATCCGAATGCGGTGCATAGAGGTGGCATTCGGCATAGATTCGGTTCGATCATTTCTCAGTGCGATAATAGCGGAGTTGAGTCCAGTAACTGCAATTCCCGTTTTGTCCCTGATGCAAGTGACTACACTACGTTTAAAAAACAAACGGCAATGAATAAAAACTATAATGATGCGTCTTTTGGCGGGTACAATAATGCTGCTTATGTGCCGTTAATGTCCGTTCGACGATCATAATAGAATGATTATATATCTTATCTCTCGTATTAATATATATAATTTGTATGAATCCAGAAGTCATCGGGGAGGGAACATATGGCTGTGTAACAAAACCCAGTATTCATTGTAAAAACAAATCGATCGCTTATGACAACAAAGTATCCAAGATTATGTTGAGAGACGATGCATTGAAGGAATATGAAGAGATGAAAGAACTTTCTAAAAACAAGAGTATTCATAAGTATATTATCCCGCAGCCTGAAATATGCAAACCGCTTATAAACGAAGTGTTTCATGATACGGTGAAAAAGTGCGAGAACGAAGATTTCCCGGAAACCAAAGAGGAAGATTTTTTGATATTGGTCCTGGATGATGGCGGGGTTTCGTTGAAAACGCTGACCGACATATTCTTCGATTCCTTTACTGACCACGAGGTGCATGTGTTTCTCTCGAAAATACATCATTTGATGAAAGGCTTGCTGTATTTCAACAAGAAAGGCATTGTACATCATGATATCGCCGGAAGAAATGTAGTGTATAATGTAAAAACCGGGGTCATTCGATTTATTGATTTTGGGCTATTGAAACACGCGAATGCCATCATACAGGAAAGCAAACAAAGTAAAAATAAATTGGCGAAGTATTGGAAAAATTTTCCACCTGAAAACGGGATCGCCAACTATCACAAATATAAACGCAGTGGGTTCGAAATGGATTACGATTTGTTCTTGAAACGTCTGGTCTATACATTTGACTGGTTTTCTCTCGGCGATATGATGAAATCTATTTCGAGACAATTGTACATGAAAACGAAAATATCCACCGCCGTATTCGAAGAACTATACCTGTTTTTTAGTATGCTGGGAGAGCGAGATATACAGAGAAGAGATTATAATATACATGATATGACGAGGCTATATAAAGAACTGCTTGTGAAACACGGTTTATGGACCGACCAAAGGCCGAATCCATCTTCGAAAAGCATTCAAATACAAGAAAGTTTAAAAAATGAAAAATCTATATTTCCGACCTCGTCGTCTTTATCTGTGTTGAAAGCTTTGGGCAAGAAAAGAAGTGCTCAACCTACGAAACGAGGGGATAATATACGGCGATGTAAAAAGAATTATAGACGAAATAAAATAACCCAAAAGTGTGTTCGCAACTTATAGTAACAGATGGATACGAAGAGATGTGAATAAAACAAAAAAGAATTGTCTCGTTTTTGTTTTAAGATCTTAAGTCAATTATAAATTTATTTATTCTACATTTACTTCTTGCGGGCGACCACCTTCTTCTTAACCGGCTGAGTTTCTTCCGCGACAACCACTGCTGGTGGTTCGACGATCGCCTCTACCTTCTTTACCACCTTCTTGACAGGAGTTGGTGTTGGGAGTGGGATTGGTTCCGGGGTCGGCACTGCTGCTGTGATATCTTCTGTGTCCTCATCATCGCTGTCCGCTGCATACGTATCCGTCTCCTCCTTCTTTTTCTCTACGATCTCTTCGTGTTCGTTATCCTCCACGTCGTCNGGCTTCTCCGCAGGTGGCGCATTGTACATGACCTGCTTGTCGTCGTCTGAGATATCGAGTTGCAGTCGGCCTGTATTGTTCTCCGTCTTCTTAGGAATAACCACACACTGCTTCAGTGCCCAACTCAATCCCCAACCCTTTGCCCCGACCCAAATCTGCTTGCATTCGATTCCGCATGTGACCTCGGAACCAGAAGGGACGAAATCAATCGGAGTCTCCGACTCGACCTCGGAAGGAAACAGAGGAGTGCCTTCCGGATCGAAAATTTCGACATCCCACTTCCCGTTGTAGATATTCACCTTGGGACGGAAATAGACACCCTTCTCAGGATCCGGTTGCTTCGTCTCCGGGTTCTTTCCAGGCTTCAAGAAGGGAAAGTAGCTGAATTCCACGATTTCACGGGTTTGTTTCTTGCCGAACCACGCCTCCGAGTTGGTGACCGCGTCTCTGAGAACTTGTTGCTCAAACTCCTTCAGTTTCTCGAGGGTCTTCTGGCTCTCTTCACTCTGGTAGTTCTCCTTACCAGAGAAATGAAGCTTGATGGAAAACTTGCCGTCGGATTCACCGGTGGTCTGATCAGTGAAATCCGTGATTCCCCAACAAGTCATCGACGGAAGTTGGATGTGAAGTTTCTTATTCCTCTGGGTACTAATAATGGCAATGCTTTTCAATCCGCGTTCAGTAGATCTGGGCTGCATATATCTGTTCGCATGAGTGTCCCATTGGGTGCTCTTGATATATTTGGAAGAAGTTGCCTGAGATGATTGCATTGTTGGTTGTTGTGTTGGTATGTATATATCATGAACGTTCTCTTTAAATCAATTTTGCGCTTTTATTATATAGTCAATTTTGCGACAAACCATGTGAAAACCCACGGTGTGCGAACAGCCGTTTTTTCTCGTCGAATTGGCTCCAATAATTTTTTAATGATGCAAGGTCAATAAATTCTCATTGTAGACTCTGTAACAAGCGCGAAATTTGAGCATACTTTTCGATAAATATATTTAGTCGATAATGGACTTAAAGTCACGCTACTTATTATTGTATCTCATAAATGGTAAAGACTACTACTCCCCCCCTCGATTCGTCCGTTGTTGTTGATTCCGTCGTCGCTCCTCCCGTTGTTGTGGAGAAAAAGCCCAAGAAGAAGTCGGTAAAGGCAGAGAAGGATGCCGCTGCCGTGGTGACCGAGACTGTTGCTGAGCTCAATGCTTTGGTGGCCCAGGTGGTCCCTTCGATGGAGGTGTCTGTTTCTGACAGAAGTGACCTTTCGGCCGATTTGAACGAGGAAATCTCTGATCTTCTTAAGAACCTGCAGTCTCGTTCAGCTCTTGACAACGCCATCAAGATTAACGCCAAGTCCATCGAGAAGAAGGTGGCCAAGATGACAAAGCTCATGGAGAAATCCACCAAGAAGAGAAAGTCCAGCCAGAACAAGGTTTCTGGTTTCGAGAAGCCTACTGCTATCAGCGACGAGCTCGCCAAGTTTGTCGGTGAGCCCGTTGGAACTATGCTTGCACGCACTGCAGTCAGCAAGAAAATCCACGAGTACGTGAAGAGTAACAATCTTCAGAACCCTACTAATCGCCGGATTATTATCCCCGATGCCAAGCTTAAGAAACTCCTGAAGACTTCTGGCACCGATGAGCTCAGCTACTTCAACCTCCAGAAGTTCCTCAAGGTCCACTTCAAGAAGGATGTCAAGGCCTAAATAATTTATTTTTTACAAACAAAAAAAATGATCCTGAGATCAGTGACATATTAAACTTTAAGAAATGTAATCTTATAGTTTAAGAATAAGTGAATCAAAAACCATATGAATAATATATCATAAATATTATATACATAATAGTAATGACAGAAGTACAAAGACGACCAATTAAATGCAGTTTATGTACGAAAACCGGGCATAATGTCCGAAGTTGTCAATTATTCGATACGGTCAAAAGAGATGCCATGTACCATTACATGACTTGGATACATCAGACTATATGTGGGTTTTCGAATCAGTGGGACGATTTCATCGATCAAATCTCTCCAGAAACCCTCGAAAAACTCCGCAGCGCAGCTTCATTAAGAGATATTTTAAAAGAACCTCTACCATGGTTGAATACTATCGACGATCTGGCTCTGAAAAGCTTAATCTATGGATACAAAATGAATAAAAAAGGGACGAGGCAAAAGAAGCTCGAGCTCCTACATTATATTTTTATCGGAGAAGCAGATAAAGCTTGGCAAGATTCAATGGATATTGGAAAGGCAGTACCTTATCTGATTCACAGTTCCAATTATATTGTCGAGTTAGAGTTCGCGAATGACCAAATTTTCAAGTTTGTCGATCTTATGACAGAAGAATTTGGATTTATTAACAACGTGACGCATGATGCTTTTTCGCGACAAGAAAGAATGCGAGCACTACACAGCGTCAATAGTCGTATGGTACGATATTTTAGTCAGGATTTGACTCGATATGAACGACAAATCCGCGACACACAAAGACAATTGTCACGAATGCAAGCTGAAATGACGAGGCTGCTAAGCAAAACAGAAACACTTTCACAGAGACGAGCGATCGCATTGGATGAACTGGCTTTATTTCCACCCAATCTCACCAGACCGCAAATCGAATTTATTGACAAACATCTTCCCCACTCTATAGAATGTGCCATTTGTTATGAAAATATAAAGGCGAAAAACGTGACACATTTGAATTGCGAACATTCTTTCTGTATTCATTGTATATTGAACACAGTTCTTACGCAGTATAAATCTGCCGAACACAAATTAGAATGTAACTGTCCGATCTGTCGCGAAAAAATAAAATCTATCTTTGGCCATTCTGAAATACTGAAAGAACGATTACAACACCATATCCATTCTCACCGAATTAATGCGGATATATCGGATTTAATTGGATAATAGGTTTTTTATATGTTGTCATTGGCATTGCCATTGCCATTGCCATTGGCATTATCAAACTCTTCGTTCCACTTCACCGGTTTTCGATTAAACGGTTTCGACGGATCCGAATGATCAAACGGTACATTCTGCGCATAATTTTTGTACAGGTGTGGTTTGAGATCATTGAAGTATTCGGGCGATAATACCGTTTTCGATGCCACGAATTCGTTGGGAGCCAGTTGGTATTCTTGGTCGTTTATATTCAAATACTGTTCTGGATAAAACATGAATAAATGGACTCTGCGATGTCTCAATAACTCATCTGCTAACCGAGTATAATATATGTATTCATTGTCTTCGCCGGTCAATAAGTGCTTATGTGGAATCAACAATTCGCCGCTTTTATTTGGAGATGATGCAGCGGCGGTCAAACAATATGACTTATTTTCTGAACTATTTTCACACGTAAATATTTCATGTAAGCTGAGTAAAACGTCCTCTGCGTAATTATGGAAAGATATATGATTTTTTCCCATCCTCCTCAAGTAACTTTGCATTTTCTCCCCCTTTTTTTCCAACGACATATCTTTGTTATGTACCACGTTATGCATTTTTTTCACGATCTTTCGATTCTTGTACAACTGAATGATGATGCGCATAGTTGTACGGAATGAATTGAAAAACTGGTTCTCTAAATAAATAAACTTGACGTTCTTGTTGATGGCAATATTATCTTCATCATGTTTCGTATTCATCATTTCTTTTTCGGCTAAGATGTAATTCGAAGATTTCATTTCTTGAAATTCCTTTTCCAGATTCTGTATTGGTGGATTTATTTGGACAAATTGGTTTGTCATGGTCAGTAATCCGACAATCATTCCGTCTTCGACAATACGGAATTTCGGTTTGCTTGGTATTCTCTTTTCCGATGCTACATGCATATGCTTTAAAAAACCAACGGTAGAATGATAGTCGTTCCATAACGATCCGTCGTCCATCCATTTTATGTTTGTCAGTTCATTGACTTTATCATCCGTAGATGGAAAACAGGGCAAATAGAACTTCTTTTTTTTATATGGAACCATCAGTGCAATTACCTTGCCTTGGAAATTAATCACCCGATCTTTTGGAGTCAGGTCTAATTCTTTCAGTATATTATATGATTTAATGGCCAATATGTTTGTATCGAATCTGTACGTGGTCGATTTACTCGAAAACGGAAGACATTGAGACTCCGTGAGATTTTGGACCATCGTTAGTATAGTGGTCATATCCCCGATATTATTCGATTTTGAAAAGTATTTGAGGTAGGTCGCTACATTCGTGTTTGAATTACGAGTTACTTGATATATCGGCTCGTAAATGTTTCCGGATTTCAGTAGGATTATGGTCGGTCTTTTCCCATCGAACAGCGGGCTCTGATAATGATTCGTAGGACATATTAAATCGACTTTATTGGTTATATCGTCTTGTGTCATTTCCAAAATCAATAAATTCACCCCTGCGTAAAAGAAATTGGGATTCGGTTTGACGACATAGTCCCATAAAAAAATATGATCGATTTTTACGGTGGGGTTGGTAAGGTAGTCCAGAAAGGTTTCATACGATAGAATACAATGTTCTAAAAAGTTGATTTGACTTTCTTCCCGTTTATCAATATTCTCATATAGTTTCTGATCCATGTATTGTTTAAAATCTATTTCGGTTCCTTTCTTTTTCTTGTTGGCAAATTGAGAGACAAGCGCTCCATTTTGCAATTGAACAAAGACATCCAACGTCAAACCATCGGCTATTTTCTCGCGAAATTCGGTCAGGGGCATGGTTTTCTTAATGTTTCTCTCAAAACAATAGACATCTGCAATACACGCTAAAAACGATTGTTCGTTGTTCGGAGTGTTTTCCACACCATATCGTAGCAGTACAGGACAATCTTTCTTCACTGTTTTTAATTCATTGTTATCTATACACATATTCGAATCCACATTCAGGAATTGTTGGATAGGTAGCGGTAAAAACCCGTGACGACCTGGTGGCAAAGGCTCTACTTTATTATATCCCAATACATACATTTGTTTCACTTCACTTTCTTTTTTCTCCGGATTTTTTTCCTTATCGACATCATATACCTCTGGATTGCATTCTTTTGCACGCGCCTCGTCCCATTCTTGAAAACAACAAGGATAACACACGTCTGTCCCTTTGGTGGTTTTCTTTTTCACGAAACTTGGGTTTCCGCGAAATCTGGCTTTTGCATAATTTCGACTATATACATATTCGTTTTCCTGTGGGGCGGATGGATTCGTAATGATCGTTCCACATACTCCCGATTCGACGTCTTCTTCTGTCAATGGCCCTTCCTGTCCTGGTTTCGTGCACCAATAACGCGGACAGATGTAATGCAGTGCTTCGTTGTTTGCATCTTTGCCATATTCGAGAGATTTCCCGTATGGTTTTATTCCGTCCTTATACTTTTCTTCGTATAATTTCTTTTCCTTATCTGTAATAATGACTGGTTGTCTTCGTTGGTTTTCGTTACAAACTTTCGTGTATCCTTCCATGGTTTCGTATAATTTGGGGTCTTTGCCTTTTATTCGATTCGTCAAATAATTTCGGATTGAATCCTTTTTGCCTCCGATCGTATCCTTTTTGCCTCCGGAAAAAGAGAAATTCGTTTCTTCCTCATCCTCGTCTTCTTCTTTTTTATCGTCTTTTTCCTTTTCTTCTTTTTCCTTTTCTTCTTTTTCCTTTTCGTCTGTTTCGTCTGTTTCGTCTGTTTCGTCTGTTTCCTCTTTGGTTTCCCCTTTGGTTTCCCCTTTGGTTTCCTCTTCTTCTATTATCGCTTCTTCTGGACCCTGTTTTTCTATCGTTTGAGTCAGGTTATTCTCCTCCTCATCATCATCATTATCCAGCAGCGCCAAATAATTCTCCAAATCTTCATTTTCTTCGTCCTCATCGTAATCTTCATCTTCTTTTACCACTTCCTTTTCCAAAAATAAATTCGGTTCCACTGTATCTTTTATTTCGAGAGAAGGAGCGGAAATCTCAATCGCGTTTGTAGTACCCTTTTCATTCCAAATAGCCAACCAGTTCGACGATACCGACTCGGGATATTGAGACAACCACAATATACTGTCCATGTATTTTTCAATCAGCAAAACATACTCCATCATTTCGATTTTCGTCACTTCTACTGTACAACTGCTGCCGAACATGGAGTTGAGAAACACCACTGGAAATCCGGCATTCGCCAGTGACTCTGTTTTCCTATTTATAAACCGTCCATGAATGGTGCGGTATTTCGCAGCATACGATAATAATAAATTTCGTATTTCACCAGAACTGTATTGTGGGAATCGTTTCTTCATTTGTTTTTCAATCACTCCTTGTTCCTGTGTAATTTTCAATAGTTGAGAGATAAACTCTTCCTCTTCATTCATCGCCTGAAAATACTCTATTCGTTTATATCTGTACTGAAACTCTTTTTTTTCGGTCTGATCAGGTTCTACCGCGAACAAGCTGGACAGGCATTTCAGGTGTGCGTTCAAATTCAATTGTTTGGTGAGTTCCAACGAGCACGAATAGCTCAACTTTGACACCGTCAAATACGGATCTAATAATGATTCGAACGTACGAATACTATATCCGGATTGAATCAAATAGTCATTTATACTCTCAAAAACAGACAGAGTTTTTTCTTTCAACCATGTTTCGAACTCGACGTATGGCAAAGGAGGCTCTACTTTACCTTGCATTTGTATATTTCCGTTTTGTTCCAGTAAAATCTGTATAAACTCATTCTTTTTCGGACCGCCGCCACAAGAAACGTACAATATAATATGGGGCTTATGTCCATGCCGTTCTTTTTGGATATCCATAATCACGTCTTTGGTCAAATAGGGGATTTTATTTCCATTCTGAGCTTCCTCTTCGTAATATACCCGAAGAACCTGGTCTTGTTTATATCCGCTATAATATCCCATATAAGGCACCGCTTTTGTCGCGTGAATATTTTTAAAGATTGATTCTAAAGGGACTCTCAGAGAGGACTGGAAAAAACGATTGTTTTCAATATTAAGTGCAAATAAAGAGATCCCTTTTTTCTTGTACGGGAAAGGCTGGCTCGCTTCGCGAGCGACACTGTAGAATATATCATTCGCCGTATATTTATAGATATTTGCCGGGTCAAGAATGATTTCCTTTGTCAACTGATCCAGTTGTGCCTTCTCAACCCGCAATTGATCTTTGGAAGTGATTCCCTTTTTAAATAATTGTGGGAAGTAGTATTTTGCTATATTTTCTCTCAACACCTGCGACGCAGTGCATACATATATAGTGTTGTTTATTATTCTATTTCCGTAGTGAAATAAGAACTCGTTGTCCAGAATAATAGGCTCTTTGTTTTCGTGCAATTTCAATAGATTGATGGTAGGGAGAATATCATATGGGTTTGCAGAAAACAATTCATCTATCGGCAATACTCGTTTTTTCTTTTCGGTGAGAGAATACTCCATTCGAAATCCCAACGGAATCTTTTGAGTCACCGTAGTTTTATCGCGAAACCAAGGGATCTCCAATATTTCTTCATAGGTAATCACCGTGTTTTCCGTCTGACTTATCGTGTGTAATACCGACACTAATTCGTCTTCTTTTTCGTTCTGCGACTTTTCAGTCACGGAAAAGTTCAAGAGAAGTTGGCAGAAATACTCTTTTGTGAGCGGAATCGTTTCGTTCTTCGTGATCTGTTTATACCAGTTCAATAATATAAACGGTTTTTCGACCACCACAAACAAATACATCTCGTCAATACTCACATCTGTTTTTGTTTGACGAATTCCGTATAATATTTTTTGTTTTATCAGACGCACGGAATCATCCGAATAGATGGATATTTTATTATTTTCATCGGGGAATAAAAATACTTCGGATGGATCGCCGTTGTCGTCCAGGAAACAAATTCTGCAGGTTTCTTTCATTTATTTAAATTAATTGTATATAATATAAAATTATTTTAACCTTACGAATTCAATGAATATCGGACAATAGAATTCGCCGTGATATTCCCAGCGATCTGAAACGATCCGGCGATGAACAGCGATTTATTATCTACGGACATGACTTTACATATCCCGTTCAGCCCGACATTATCGGTTCCGTCGTCATCTTTCGGTTGGGTTTTATTGGAAAAATGGTTTTCTAAACAATACCACTTCGATTCTTTCAGATCGTATCGCGCAATATGATTCAACTGGATGTTGTTTTCGAAAGTATGTGTAAATGTCCCACCCACGTATATACACTCATTATTCGCGTCGTAAAAAATAGACTGGACTATATTATTTAATCCGCCATCCATGTCGTTCCACGAATTTTCCCCGATATCATATTCTGCGATGTGATTTGCGTTTATGGAAGCGTCGATTGATCCAACACTTGTAAATGTTCCTCCTACATATAACTTATTTTTCGCACTGTCGTATGTGATTGCATTACAATATCCCTGTAAGCCACCTCCTAATGAATGCCAGCTGTCCGTTCTCAAGTGATAACGTGCTACATATGACACGTGAATGTCGTCATAACCGGCGTGAGTAAATAGCCCACCTAAATATAAATCATCGTCGTTGGGTTTCAATATGATTCTACAGGAACCATTCACACTTCCTCCATTCAGTGGCTGCCATTCATTGTTTTCTATATCATACATGGCCACGTATTTCAGTATTTTACATCCAGATTGAGTAAATGACCCGCCAGCGTACAATTTCTTAGTGTGTTTGTCGAATATAATAGACGAACAATCGCGATTCAATCCCTCTCCTAATGCATACCATTTATTTTCTTTCACGTGATAGGCCGCCACATTATTCGCCTTAACTTCGCAGTCTCCTTTGCCGACTTTTGAGAAAACCCCGCCTACATATACAATCTCATTTTCTTCATCGACCGCAATGGCTGTGGCGACTTGTGGAATTCCTTCACCGACATGTTTCCATTTTTTCTCGTTCAAGTCATATACTGCAATGTTTTCCAAGGGAACGCGATTGACAAACTTGAAATTACCGACAATGTATATTTTCCGATTATTCTTGTCCAGGAAAAGATCAATCACATTTCCCGTTTCAACCCCATTACCAAACCGATTCCATCTTCGGTTCTCTCCTACTTTCCGTAACTCGTTTTCGTACTGAAAACTTCCATGTTCTTCTCCTTTATATACAGATCCCATTTCGACGATCGCGTCGTCTGCCGCCACATGGATTGCATTATTCGATTCGTTTAATGAATACATCGGATTATATATATTTCCTTTCGCTTCACAATCTGTAAAATGACTCTTTTCCTGTCTTTCCATATCATACACTTCGTCCACTTCAAATTGTTTATCTACTTCTTCGTCTTCTACTGCTGTGGTATGTTGAGTAGTTTGATCATACTTTATTACTCTATGAATAATCCGCGCGACAGATGGTTGTATTATTTCCTCGAATTTTGTTTTGGGCTCGTCGTCTTCTTCTGCGGAGTTGTTTTTGTCATTTTCTCCACGTTCAATCATTTTTGTCACATACTTCTCCACTAAAAACTCCATATTGAGTGCGTACAATTTACCGTCGACCACCTCCAACACTTCCGCTTTTCTCTCGTCCATCAAGTCCAATACTTCTTTTTTCGTGACATACTCTTTCACATTCAGTTCCAGTTCCAATATCTCGGAAATAATAGCCGCGTAGTTTTCTTTTCGTTCCTCGATCAATTCAATCACTTCGGTTTTCGTCACGTACCCTTTGGTCCTGAGTTCGCTTACGTCAGATTGAATCGACGCAACCAGGGTATTATATTCTGGTGGTTGTTCTTTTCGTTCCTCGATCAATTCAATCACTTCTGATTTCGTCACATACTCTTTCGTCTTGAGTTCAGTGACGTCCGATTGAATCGACGCATAGTTTTCTTTGGTGACATATTCCAGTTCCGTTTTCGTCACGTACCCTTTGGTCCTGAGTTCGCTTACGTCAGATTGAATCGCCGCAACCAGGGTATTATATTCAGGTGGTTGTTCTTTTCGTTCTTCGATCAATTCAATCACTTCTGATTTCGTGACATACTCTTTCGTTATAAGTTCAGTGACGTCCGAATTTATATTTTCTTGTTCTTTTCGTTCTTCTATCAATTCAACCACTTCTGCTTTTGTCACATACTCTTTCGATTTGAGCTCAGTATCTCTCACGAATGTTTCAATGAATGTGTACCATTCTTGGTTTTGCAAGGTATTTTGCTTTTCAAGTGAATCGAGTTTGGGTTGAATTCGTTCATGCATAGTTCTTTTCATTTGTTCCTCCACTATGGGCACTATTTTTTCAACCGGAAAATGAATTATCTGCGGTTTATTATTATCCGAATTTCTCAGATTGCTTTCAATCACCACTTCGGTATATTTTGTTCGTAGAGGTGGGAAAGGAACCTGCATAGATCCCGGGGGAAGTAAAGAAGGAGCAATGAATGTATGTTCTGGACTCCTCTTTATTTCGGTTGTTTGTACATTCTGTTTTTTTTGACTGGATGAAACTGGTTTCACTACTTCGAACACAATATTATCAAGAGGAATTGTACCTACCTGAGAAGTATGATTCGAATTTTTTGAAATATTAGAGGCGGTTGTTCTTTTTATATCTGGCGGTGGGGTTTCGTGGAAATTCAAGGATGATTTTGTTGCTGGTTTGGTATTTTGGGAAAAAAACATGGTATAATATACTATGATATTTTCGTTTCTATAGCAGCAAAATAAAATTACATATCGAAATAAGGATTGTCATGAATATCCATGGAACAATATCGTCCAGGGGTTTTGCTGTAGTCTTTGGGCTCGTGTATATTTGCCTGTTTCGCATTTTCGAGTAGGAACTTGAAATTATCCCAAAATTCCGTTTTGTGTCCAATCGATTTCGTGCATACATGTGCTAATTCATGAATGGCAACAAAGGTTAAAGTATGTTCATCGATCAACTCGTTTTCTCCATTTTGTTTCTTTGGGCTTAAACAGAACGCGATTTTCTCTCCCTTGTTTTCACTATATGCGGTAAAGGAACTCGTCGGTAACGTCTCCATTATTTTTTTAGGATTGAACCCTGAATGCAGCAATCTCGATCTTTCATCGGTAGGATTGGTTTTCACCACGTATTTTACAAGTTCTTTGCATTTTTGAGTTACTTTCGCTAAAAGATCTGCCGCATCGGACAATTTCTCTCGGTCTCTCACACAATATTTATTTCCATCCACACTCGATACAATACATTTTAATTGCATGGTATCACTGTTTTTATAATACATGTACGCGCATGTCATTACCACAAAGATAATCGTCGCATAAAAGATGAGATTTTCATAAGCCCTTGCCATTTGTATTCTATATACTATGGCTCGATTTTTTATCGTTTCTGCCGCGAAAATCCGTTGGATATTTTCTGAACGTCGGACAATTTTATTTTGGAAGACGAGACCAGGGAAATGACCATATTATTTGCCTTGAAATATTCTTTTGCCGCCATATTCACTTGATCCAACGTGATGGCATTATAAATTTTTTCTAAACGATGTTGAAAAGGTACGATGCTCTCTTTTTTATGGTGGAGCGAGTTTTTGTTATCTCTCATATACACTAAAAATTCTTTTCCATTATACCTGGTCATCGTATTGGAATCCTCCAAGAGCATATTATACTGCCCTCGCATTCTACTTTTCCCGATGTTATATTCTTCTGACGTAAATCCTCGTTTCACTATATCCTTGAACATATCAGTTAAGATCTTCAATACCCGCAGTAAATATTTGGTCGAGAATTCCGTGACGATCGAGAAATATCCGATGAACTCCTCCTCTTCAGAATTCGCCACGGCACTATAGACAATATTCGTGTCTTGTCTCAACAATGTGAAAATTCTCCCACTCATCCCATTCAATATATGCGTCATAATCTCGAATATATGTTTCTTATCCGAATACTGATTCACCGTTCGAAACCCAAATATCAGATGGGTATTTATTGCAGTGGGTTCGTTTTTGATGATAATATCCACGTCTGCATTATACGGAATATTTTCGGTAGAAGGAAAACTCGCCGCACTTTTCGGAATCGTGGCAATGGTTTCCGTCTGTTTTGTGAATTCTGATTTATGTAACATATCTTTCCAAAACTTTATTGGTTCGTTCGAAACCACGCTCAATACCATATTAGACGGACGATAAAAATATTTATACCACGCATTCATCGCATCTCTGTCGACTTTATTTTTCGCTTGATGGTAGCGCATATCATCGATCGGATACTCAAACGAACTATTCTTATACACGAGTGAATCAAACAACGTCTGGGCGGAATGGTTATGATTCGACATTTTATTGCGGATTTCTTGTCTGATCACTTTTTCTTCTTTTTCCATGGTTTCTTTCGTCAATATGGAGTTTTTCATGATATCCGTAAATATATCGATTACTTTTTGCGCATTTTCGATATGACATTTCACATAGAAACAAGTGAATCTTTTGGTGGTAAATGCGTTGAATTCAGTGCCCATTTTATCATATTCTTTGAACAATTCCGCCGCAGTTTTATTCGTAGTTCCCTGAAACAACAAATGCTCTAAAAAATGAGCCACTCCGCGTAATTCGTCGGTTTCGTAAGAAGACCCCACGTCGCAAAATAAATGAACACTGCATATTTTCAAATCGGTGAGTGCCGATTGATGGACGAAATGAAATCCGTTCACGTATGAAGACGTTTCGATTGCACCTTCCTTTCGGTTTATTTTCTTATTATTATTGTTCATCGATATGTTATATTAAAATATAAAATATAGTCATGTTCTCGCTTAAATTACCGACATTGTCCGACTTCTAATGGTTGCCGCAATAAATCGGGTTCTACGGTGCTGTTATTCCATGGTCCCACATCGGCTTTGTTAATGACCGGGTCGGAACGCAGCTGAAGATTCGGGTTTTTCATGGTTTGNCCGACNGTGTCGAGTCCAATATGATATCCGGCCTGTAATAAATCAGGTGTCTGAGGACTGTTTTGGCTGGATGGATTTAATGAAGCCCACTGACTATTCACATCTTTGGGTAGTAACTCGCTCGGATTCGCCACTTCTTGAACGGCATATCCCGAGTTAGACTGGCAAGAGGAGGCCGCCTCTGTCGATTTGGCAATATTTTCGTGGATGATAGAATCCGAATCCATGTTGTGCATTCCGACATCCATCGTATCCATCACAGTCGTTTTTCCGGTGGAGTAATATAAAAGGAACATGGCCAATAAAATAAAAACGCCCAAAATCATGACACGATCTTTTGTGAACACTTTTTGCAAACCTTTCATGAACCCAGACATGTCTTCTGTATATACACCTTATACAAAATTATTTACCGAATTTCACTTTTTTGCTAAAGAATTATAGTTATAGTCCTCTTAACTCATTTTCTTGGGTTCTCATTTCTTCTTCATCCGAAATGTCTTCGTCTTTGAGATAATTGTTTTTAATTTGATTCGCGGATAAATACGACGCGATCGCTATGTCTCGCGCGATCTGTGCCTTCTTTTTTGCCTTTTTATACATTTCGTAATACACCTCATTTGGTTTCTTCAGTTTTATTTCTGATTTGTCATCATCTTCTGGCAATTCCAAAGTGACTTCACACAAGCCATCTGTCAGTGCAGGTTCTTCTTTCTCTTCTTTTTTCTCGTCTTCTTCTTTTTCCTCTTCTTCTTTTATCTCTTCTTCTTCTTTTTCTTCTTCTTCTATCTCTTCTTCTTTTATATCTTCTTCTTCTTCAAACATAATTTCTTCTAATTCAGAATCTTTTTTTTCCTCTGTTTCCGGTTCTGTTATTTCCTGTGTTTCCAGTTCCTGTTTGAGTACTTCTTTTTCCGTTTTTTCCACTTTGTCGGTGTTTGCCACTTTGTCGGTGTTTGCCACTTTGTCGGTGTTTGCCACTTTATCGATGTTTGCAAC